GAAAGCCTGGCATAGTCAGATTGGGTTGTAGATGGGGCAGTCTGCGCTGATGGAGTTCACGCGGATTGTTGTTTGCATCCCAGGTTCTCGCTGCCTTATCTCCATATTCATCTCTTTAAGTGCGAGCGCGAATTTAATCTCGGCAGCAGCATCGTCGCCGGCCTCAGCCAAGCGAAAACTCTGGAAGGCATATTTCAGCGCCTCAATGTTAGATATTAAAACGAAATCGTCATCGGTCCTGACCGGAACGAACTCAAGTTTTACGAGCGCCTCAACGCTTCTGGTTCGGATGCCATTGCTATCTGTGAAATATTGGGTAGCGCCAAAGTTCTGAATCACACTACACCGATAGGCCGGATTCGTCTCGTTGTATTCGTAAACGGCCAAATCGTACAGCGCGGCTGTGCTTGGGTCCACTTGGTAAAGAAACACACGACCTTCTGTCACGTCCTTGACGACGCTCGTAATTTTAGTGATGAGCATTGTCGTCTGAACACCGGCCTGCGTGAGTGTCAACGTCAGACCAGGAACCCACGCCCCACTCGAATCCTGTTCCTCGATTGGCTGATTTCCAAACTGTGTGCCGAAAATGCGAATCTTTTTTCCGACATCAGCAATGTGAACTATTCGGGCTGTCACGTACTTGCCCGTGTTGCCTGTGATTTCGTTGTAGCAGGGACGCGTGCCATCATCGCGCACGACAACATCACCACCACGCCAGCCACCATTCCACCAAGAGCATCCACGATAACCCCAAATTGCCCAGTGGTTGTTATAGAGCATCGCCGCACCAGAACGGCAGAAACGAAGCCCCAGCACGGTAGAAACTATCCTTGGCCAAACTATATGGCAGCCTTGCAGGCACAGCTTGAGAAGAACCTCGGTTCCCCAAAATCCGCCGCGCCGCATTATCCTGCGAGTGATTTCATTTAGCGTCTGGACAAACTCTGGACTGTCCACACACACACCGGAAATGTTACGGATGCTGCTCGCCTTAACATCGGATAATTGTAGGTCGAAAGCCATCTGCCCTTTCTTTTACTCCTGTGCGTCCAGAATAGCAATAGTGTCGCACACGGCTTGTTGCGCCCCAATCGCCTGAATGACCACATTGGCGGCAGCCGTAAGCTCAACCAGCGTGGCATTGGCCGGGACCATCTGCGTCACTTGTGAGCTACATCCTTGCAGGCTCAACATCGTTGGAAATTCTGGGGTTGGTCCTATGCCGCCTCCAAAGATTGGGTTGGGTAGCGTGAAATGACCAGCCAGATAGGAGATGAGTGGCGGCAGCACTCCCAGCGGACAGACATAGCCGGTCGGGCAAGTCGTAGCATAGGCCAAGTCATTTACGTTGGTGAACACGTCCGTCTGAAGGCTGTAGAACGTGTTGTCCAAGCTGCCATCGGCTGGATTGGTGCAGGTTTCCGTAGGGCACTCTGGAATCACATCCTGACAAATTGGCTGTTTGAACTTTGGAGTCGGCATCGTGACAGCCATAAAGCGCGCATAATTGAAAGTGCAGGTTCCCTGAATCACGAATTTTACTTGGAACGTGTACGCATCCCGGGCTGGCGTATTCAAGGTGGTGATACACCGGCTGGCGACAGGCTCGCCAAGGCCCAAGCGTGGAAAATACTGCGCTCGTCCAGCGCCGGCACAAATGCTGAACGAATGCCATGGCACCCAGCAAGAGTTCTGGTCCGGGCGATAGTAAACCGCGAATCTCACTGTGCCTATTACGTTGCTGACACCGAACTCACCATCCCGAAGACTAATCATTTGTTCCCGGGGCTTAACATCTCGATTGAACAGAGAGGCTGTCTCAAATTCCCAAGTGATGGGCGTTTGCGCGTTGTCGTAAGTGTCGCCAGAAACACCTGGTAGAAGCTCGGCGGTGATTTCGTACAATTCAATCTTGTTGAGAGCCAGATTGAGCGTGAAGGCAAAGCTCCTTTCCGTTGAACTAAAGATGCCTGTCAAAATCTGAAGTGTGTTTATGCCAGTCCACAAACTTTCCCAGATGGAAGGCGCCTTACCACGCAAACTAGAAACCGGGTCGAAATTCATGTCCAGCAAGCTTGGATGATAAATCCCCTTGCTGGCCGTCTGTGGTGATGCGCTGCCAAGAAATCGGTTGTCGAATGTTACCGCGCTCCCGTAAGTCAGCAGAGACTTGTTATCCCTCGCCATCGTGCGCGTTACTTCGGCACTTATTGGAGTATTTCCCCAAGTGATGAAATCACGGCGCCCAAATATCATTGAGCCTTCGCCATCAGTGCTCCTGAAAAACGTATCGCTATTAACAGGGATGGTTGAGTTCTGGGCTAGCGGTCCTTTTCCAATCAGCGTCTCGGTCAGGATGGGATTTTCCAAAATAATCCAATCCGCTCTGACACGAGGGACAGCGCAGGTGAAAATGGAAACTGAAGTTCCAACCTGAAGCGGTCCTTGTCCGTACGCTGCATCAAGGACAGCAGCAAAACGCATCGAAGTTATGATTTCTCCAGCGTTGGGGATTCTGAACGCACCGCCACCTTGCAGGAAAGTGTTCTCAGCCGTTTTCAACACAGCATCCCGGTAATTGTAGGCTGGCGTTCCTGACGGTCCGCCCACGGCATCGCCATAAATGAAACTCAGACCATCTACCAAGGACATCGTTTGATGCCCTAAACCATAGGCGCCCATTCTTCCTGCTGGCAGTTCACCCACGGAGAAAATGTCCGATGGGTTGACATAGCTGGCCGTGCTGGTGTCTGTCAAATTTTTGAGATAAAGGGTAGTTGACGGGGCTGGGGTCGGCGCAAGGGCTTCAATGGTGTACTGATTGGTTCCTATCCAGACCGCCTGTCCTGTGGCGCCGGAGTACACCATGTTCATTGTTGTGTCCACGGTGGCGCCAACGGCTGGCACGACAAAGCCTCCAGTGGCATTTATGGTCCCCAGTATTACATTCGGGTCGCTCACTCCTTGCCGCTGAACAACATCACCACCAACAAAGGAGCCCGCTCCACCAGCGGGCGTGGCCGGACTTATCAATCCGGCGCCAATCGAGGTGACTCCTGTTGGCTGGGGCGTGAAGGAAATAATCTGGACCGTGTTGCCACGAAACAGGAGCAAGTCACCAATGGAGAGCCCTCCGACCAATGGTGTTTTGACATTGATGACAAAGAAATATCCACCAGGCGATGCCGGGTCCACGCTGATTGAGGAGGAAGTTGAGTAACCAACCGTGGCTGGCTGAACTGAAACGTCCGAGCCTTCAAGGACCGTGTTGCCAGGAGTATCGGAAACATTTGTCAGCCTGATTCCGTACGTGGGCGTTGATGTTGGGCTTGAAAGAACCTGATAAAACGCGCCGTTGAAATGAACCGGGATATTGAACGGCCCCGCATAACCAGGCGCATTGACAGTTACCGTAACGACTTCGCCTATCGCCGGAGGAGCAGCGGGATTGAATGCAGTGGCTGTGGCCAGGAGAACTGACGGGCCGACACTTCTCCTTGCGGTTGTGCCATCCCAGAAAATAGGAAGCTTGGCGGTGCCATCCGTAATGATTAGCCATTTCTCGGCTTGGTTCATCCAGACCTGCAATGTCGTTGCATCGTTTGGGTCGCCGGGAATTGTTATTTCAGCAACGTCAACTTGGTTGGAGCCGTTGGGTGTGAACGTAAACAATCGTCCGGCAATCTGAGCAACGAGTTGTTGAGGACCGTAATCAGGACGATAATACCCGGCGCCTTGAAAAAGCCCAGATTGAACTCCTGTTTCAACAGCACCAGAAGCGTAAACTAGAGTGCGATTGAGAAATGCTGGACGCTGCTTTACGAATCCGCCACGAAGCGAGGCATTGATTGACCAGGCAAGCGTGTTCTTTGGAATTAAAAGCGGATCAACATCACTGTTAATGCCGCCTTCCAGCGTGCTCAGCGTGTCGTATAAAGTTTTGCTTTGGAACGGATGAGTTTCCACACATCAGGTCAGTGACGTAATCAAATCATTGATGTGCGTGGACAGAGACTTAATGGCGTCGGCTGTATCCATGTTTTGTATCTGCATCTCCACAATGAATCCGCCTTCAGCAAAGGCTGTCACTGCCGATGCCGTGATGGTGATTGCTTGGACGTTCGTCCCCACGTTGGCTGCCGTGATGGCCGCGCTGGAGGCCTGCTGCGCACCGAGCGCATAAGCCCCCGACATCACAACCACGCCGCCAGTTGTTGGTGTTCCGCCAATGGCCGTCGTCAACGTGGCCGCCCTGCCTCCGGTCGTGATGGCGTCCACAACTGAAGCTGAGATGCGAATAATTTTGAAAGCGAAAGCGGGCGTGTAGGTGAACAACAGGACATTGCCCGTGATGGCCGCTGCTCGGAACGGAATCGAAAAAGTGAATTGGCCAGTCTCGGCAACAATCGTATTGCTGGCGGTGCCTGTTGAGTTGTCCGTTATCGCGGTCGGAAGTGGAGCAGCCAGCGCAGCCAAAACCCCACTCGGGCTGACCTTGGCATTCGTGGCGATGATTGTTCCAGGAGTTGCGTCACCGGGATAGCCCAGGAACTGCAAGTTCATCGTGATGGTTGACACGATGGAAACGACTGTCCAATGAGTCACATTGGTTCCATCGCTGATAACCAATGTCTGGAGCGGGGCCGACCACGCAGACTCAACCACGTTCACCAAAACCTGATTGCCAATGGCTGGCGTGACAATCTGGCTTGTGGTCAGGGTGAAGCTGTCTATTCCTGCGGCGCCCGCTTGGCCGGCGCTTCCGTCGGCCCCAGGACTGCCAGGAACAAGTACGACGGTCGGGTCCGGGCAAGCGCAAGAGCAGTCAGCGGTAGCAGCACTCATATTGGCTGACAATGCTTGACGCAATGTTCTTAATCAACAAGAATCTTCCCCGCCATGATACGGCAAACCAGAGAACTTCAGAATTTTCCCATCCGCCCCGCGCTGCGGCTCTCTGGCCGGTATCACTTCGCGGGGTGGTGGGACTTCTTATATGGCAGCAGCAAGTCAATTGGTTGGAAAACAGTTCTTCTGGTTAATCGTTGAAGAACGATGTGGCTCATCAAAACACGGCAAAGCTCTCTGGAAATGCAGGTGCAAATGCGGAGGCATTACTTATCTTGATACGGGCAGACTTATTTCAGGAAACACCAAGTCGTGCGGCTGCTATGATAAGGAGTTAAAGATTCAGAGAAACTTCAAACACGGTTTTGCAAGCAGAGCCACGAAACATCATCTTTACGGTACTTGGACACACATTATAGACAGAACTTGTAATCCAAATTGTAAAGATTATCCGCTCTACGGAGGGATTGGAATTAAGATGTGTAACCGATGGCGAAATTCATTTCCAAATTTTGTGTCCGACATCTTGTCTGAGATTGGAGATAGGCCTGAAGGAATGTCAATTGACCGCTTCCCAAACAAACTCGGAAATTATGAGCCCGGCAACGTGCGGTGGGGCACTGATGAGATGCAAGCAAACAATAAAACCAACAATCGCCTGCTTGAATTCAACGGAAAGACCCAGACCGTCATGCAGTGGTCAAGGGAAGTTAAAATTCACGTTCAGACGTTGCTCTATCGTCTAAAGCACGGTTACAGTGTTGAGCGTGCATTAACCGAACCGACCCACAAATAAAATGCCAGTTGCTGCTCCTGCTCCGACCAAAACTTCTCGCTACGGCTTGGCCTTTCCGCTGGAGATGGATGATGCGCAGATTGAGTGTCACATGATACGCAAGGGCGGCCAGTGGACCGAAGGTGGTCGCACGTTCGGGCGTGGTTTGTTCTTTCACTACAAGCGCCTGTTCCGGCTCTACTGGAGCGATGAAGATGAGAACCGCTGGGAGGACGCAATTCTGGACGCAGTGTTGTCCAATCAGTTCACGACCATCATGGGCTGCTCTGGCTCGTGCAAAACTTCCACGGCCGCAAAGTTTGCGCTGTGCTTTTACAGTGTGTGGCCGACCGGCACCACGATTCTGATTTCCAGCACGGACCTACGCGGGCTGGAGATGCGTGTGTTCGGTCGCATCAAAGAATTGATTGAGCATGCGAAGGACAGGTTCGATTGGTTCCCGGGCAACGTGATTGATTCCAAGAAAATGATTGCCACGGATGATATTGACGAGACTGGGACGCGGGACCAACGCCATGGTATCACCTGTATTCCGTGTCTGTCATCGAGTGGTGGTTTTGTGGGCCTCGGAAAATTTATTGGTATACATAATCAGCGCGTCATGCTCATCGCAGACGAGATGCAACTGATGCAGCTCTCTCTTTTGGACGCGGTGCCGAACCTTCTCAACAACGCCTTCGCCAAGTTTGTTTTTCTGGGAAATCCGCTCGCTCAAAATGACCCGCTGGACAAAGTGAGCGAGCCTAAGGAGGGCTGGTCCACCATCGGCATCCCCAAGAAGACAATTTCATGGCCGACGAAGTACATGGATGGTGTGTGCCTGAATCTTCCAGGACTCGATAGTCCAAACTGGGACTTTCCGGCTGACCGGCCTGACCGTTTTGGCTACATGGTTGGCCGGCTCAAGGAAAAGATGGTGCGCGAGTCGTACGGCGAAGGCTCACAGCAATACTGTTCCATGATTCTCGGGGTTCGCGTGCAGGGATTGACGGCACGGAAGGTCATCACGCGGGAAATCTGCGTCAAATTCGATGCGTTCCGGTTGCCCATCTGGCACGGGACGGGAACGACGAAAATTTATGCCATAGATGCTGCGTATAGCTCTGTGGGCGGCGACTTGTGCGTGGGCGGCTGGATAGAATTTGGAAAGGACCTGAACGGAAAGGAAATTCTCTACATCGGGCCTCAGAAAATCATCCCGATTTCAGCCCTGTCCGGGATTCCGCCCGATGACCAGATTGCGCTGTTTGTAAAACAGGAGTGCGAGTCGTTGGATATTGATGAGGAGAATGTTTTCTTTGATGGTCGCACGATGTTGATGGCTGCGTTCGCGCGCCTCTGGCACGGGAAGTCCAACCCGGTTGATTTCGGCGCGCGTCCAACTGAACGGCCAGTGTCGCTGGACCTGAAAGTTGTGGACGCCATCACCGGCGAGTCCAGACTGAAGCTGTGTAGCGAACATTACTCAAAGTTTGTGACCGAGTTGTGGTTCTCCATCCGGTACGCCATCGAGTCAGGTCAACTCTGCGGAATGACTGAAGAGATTTTGAATGACGCAGTGGCGCGCGAGTGGAAAATGGTGAGGAGCAACCTCATTGAAATCGAGGCCAAGCACGAGATGAAGAAGCGCACCGGCAAAAGCCCCGACCGCACCGACCAGCTTGCGACCGCCATCGAAGGCGCCCGCCGCCGTGGCTTCCAGATTGCCAAGCTCAGCAACCCCAAGGCTGACCCGAAGCGTGGCAAGGACTGGCTGGAAAAGTTTGCGCAGGACTACGAACGCATGATGAAAGGCAAAGAACTCCAATCCGTGGCATGAAATACAAAACCATCGTGGCTGACCCGCCGTGGGAAGTTAAAGCCGGACCAGCGGGTGCGGGCTATAATGTAAACGGCGATGGAAAGCAGGTGTGGGATTCCATAAGTCGCCCTAGCCGAGAATTAGAGTACCCCACTTTGACTGTAGAGGAAATCTGTTCGCTTCCAGTCAGCGAAAGAGCTGAGAAAGACGCACACCTGTATATCTGGACAATTAATCACTACATAGAGGACACGTACCAAGTGGCTCGAGCGTGGGGGTTTGAACCATCAACCATGCTAGTATGGGCCAAGGCTCCATTTGGTGGTGGTTTGGGAGGGACGTATGGAATTTCAACTGAATACATCTTGTTCTGCAGGCGTGGTTCTCTGGCAGCCAAGAAGCGCGTCACCGGGACGTGGTGGAACTGGAAGCGACAATACGAGAATGGATACCCAAAGCACTCTGCCAAGCCGGAAGCCTTTCAAAACATGGTGGAATCTGTAAGCCCCGGGCCATATATGGAAATGTTTGCACGGAGAAAAAGGCATGGCTGGTCAACTTGGGGCAATGAGGTTGAAAACGATTTGGAATTGGTCCCGCAGACGGAAGGGACGGTTCGCGTATTCCCTAAAAGCACAAGCGAACAACTATTTATCATCCCATGAACCCTCTCGACTGGAAACCCATCGTTGACCAGGCCGTCGCGCGCGGCTGGATACGCAAACCCGGCCTTCCAGTGCCAGATTCAGCCAAGATTGCTGAACAGTTAGCGTTAAAGAAGAAGCGGCAGGCGCTAATGAAGGCTGCCCAGGCGCAGCGGCTGAAGCTGCACGAGGAGCGGCAGAGCGCAACCAGTTTGGAAAGCAGTCGTTATTATAGCCGCAGCAAGGCGTTTGAGTAGTTGACAGGTAACGTTAATTGTGGTTCTCTGAGTTTGTTCAGCCCGTGGAAGGGATGTGAACGACTCAAATGATAAAACAAAAGCCTGCCAATTTAGATTCCTGCTTGCTTCAACCCGTTGAAGGGTTGCCCGGCGCTGCTGGGTGTTTTATCAAAGCGGGAGTCGTCCCGCCGTATCTGTGAAAACAGGTACGGTGTTTCTTTTCCAATCGTCTGAACCGAGCGTTGCCAGCCATTATTGATTTGGCTCCGGGTAGCCGGATAGATTGAACCGCAGCGACAATCACGCCCACTGGATTAGAAACCGGGTGGGTTAAAAAGCCGTGGCGCCACTATGGCGTAACTACCACGGCAGCTATGTGTCGTGCCCGCGTAAGGGCTAGAGGTTTGCGGCTGGTAGCCTGTGAGCCGAGGGACACGAAAAGCTCCGAACCTCGTCCGAAAACAACGAGTCTTCAAGAGCCATAGCAACTCCATCCAGGGGTTGCTATGGCAACCGACCTGAACCGAAACAACAAGGGCTTCAAGTCCAGTCTGGTTTGGTTGCTGTCTCTGTTCTGTAACCCATCCTTCAGTTGACAGTCCCCCCAATGAGGATAACGGTTAGTCTCTGAAAACGAAGCAAAGTGACAGCCTAGAGTCAGCCGTGGAACGCCTCGCCGTTGAGGTGCACGGACTGGCCTTGGCCATCAGTCATTCGCACCCAACCAAACCGCGTGTCCATTTTGACTGGGCTATTGGACTCGCTCACACTAAGCCCAACAAACCCACATCCCCTATGGAAATTAAAATCACAAACGAGCAAGAAGTAAGGGTGACGCTCTCACCCAAAACAGATTCAGGCAAACCGGCCAAAGTGGATGGTGCTCCATCGTGGACAACCATCAGCGGAAACTCTCAAGTCGTCGTAGCTGATGACGGACTGAGCGCACTGTTCGTCAGCGCAGATGACCCGGGAGACACAGAAGTTATCGTTAAAGCTGATGCCGACCTTGGCGAAGGCGTCGAGGAAATCAGCGAAATCATCAAGCTGAGCGTTGTCGGGGCTACAGCCAAGAACCTTGGCATCACGGTAGGCACCCCAGAGCAAAAACCCACAACCTAGTTGACTTAACTCGGCGCCATTGTACAATATGGTCGTCCTGGTTTGTTAGTTAGTTAGTGGATGGTGTTCATTGTCGTCTCCTTGGACGGCCGGTGGCGATTGGTGTCCCACTGGCCGTCTTTTGCTGTACACCTAATATACTATTAAATCAATTTGACAGGCACCTGAGGCAGTCCAACTGAAGCCCAGTTATCCTTGCCAGAATTCCATTTTGACGCTTGCGCTGTCTCCTTTGGGCGAATTTCAACAGACCCGCACAGATTTTGTGGCTCTGTAAAAAAGAACCAAAACCCACCAGCCTTAGTAACCAAACAATCCAGCTCCGACTTATTATATGGAACAGCCTTTGACTTCTTTTTTATTACAATCTTCCTAGTGCCATTAAAGGTAAACACGCCAGGTCGCCTTTCACTGGCGGTCTTAACTTGGATTCTTATGAGTTCCTTGCCGTTGTCCAAGATGAAATCATATCGGCAATTTTCTCCGATAGGTTCGGAAATAACACCACCACGCCGAAGACATTCCCAAGCAAATTCAAGCTCAGTAATAGCTCCAACCGCCTTGGTGTTTTTTAACATCGGTTCTATACGGCTACTTGGCCCTCCCTTTCTCATCCGGCACCCACACCGGCGCCCTGTGCTTTCCTCCCTTGGACCAAATCACCCACCGACCACCATCCCTACTGATAACCACCAACTGACCTCCATTGTTAGTCCACGCCCAAATCAATTCCCCCAGCGGACTATCCAGTGCACACCCGGGCACCTTCAGCCGGTTCAACCGCGCAGCGACCCTCCTGGCCAGATAGGCGGTCATTTGACTGGCTTGTAGTCCGGCTCCTTCGCCGCCAGCTTATCCTTCACCCCGTTAATCCTCGACCACAAAGACACCCGCTCCCGCGCCAGACTCTCCAGCCGCAGCCGCAACTTCTCCAGCTCCATCTCCAGCCGCAATCGCTCGCCTTCGCTCATAAATCGCCAAGCTCCTTCCTTATCCCAGTAACCACCTCATCCAGCCAGTCCAGCACTAATCCGAATTCATCGGAAGACTCATTGCCCATCTTGTGAACTTCAATCCCATCCTTGTCCACAACGAGCCGATGCCGCGAATGCTTCAGATTCAAATGGAACTCGCGCCGGTAACCAGCCGGTATCTCACATTTCAGTTGAATGCCTTTCACGACTTGGCCTTCCTGGAAATTCTCCTCAACTACACCTTACGAGTGAAACCATTCCATTCCTGATTATACGATTCCACTGCATCGCGCGCCTCATCCATACTTATCTCCCCCGGCACGCACTGGTAAACAGCCACCGCAAAGTCAGCAGGAGTCCCGTGCTTCTTTGCCAGCCTTCGTTGTGTGCTCGTCATAAATCGAATGGTTGCTCTGGTGAATTTTTCATCCCCTTGGGCAACCACTCACAAACCCACCCGTCGCGCTGCAACCTGACTGTCGTCCGTGAAAAGGACATCATCCCGCGCATCCATTTCAACGGCCAAAACGCAGAGCAGCACCACCAGCCCTTGTGTGGGTGTAGTTCCCACGTCGCCGTAGCCGCTTTTGCCCCCGACCTGCAAAGCATCGCCCGGGACGGATAATACCGACGCTTTTCCTTATCAGGCCACGCTTTGTTCATTCAGTTTTTTAGCCTTCTCTCTCGCCCGCCACTCAGCCTGCTTGCGTCGATTGTATTCCCGAAGGTCTTCCGCCGACTTCATCGAATCGTAGTGCGCCCAGTTCACCATCCGATACTGATACTCCCCATCCTTCACAATCCTGCGCCCACCAAACTCCTTGCTCCGGGATTTAGGGTCCGGCGCCGACAACTTCTCAATCGCATCCACAATCTCCTTCTGCGTCGTTCCAAGAATGAACGCCAGCAGTTGAGGATTCAACTCGACTATCCCAGAACGGTTCTTTGCAATGCAGTAATTCCACACTGCAAACACATTCAACCCAGCCCCAATCATCGAGCCTTCATACATACTCTCGAAGCTTTTGCCATACATTCGAACACCTTCTAATCCCTTGTCAATTATGTCAAGGCGTAAAGTAACGCTGTCAAGGTCATACACCACCCAGAGGCAGAGGCAGAGGCATACCCATTACGGTCCCGTGCTAACACTGGCGCCAGCGTGTTCCACATAGAACCAGAACCAGACACAGGGTTGCACCTGTCCAAAACTTCCCAAGTTGAGCTGTAACTAAAGTGGGGCTGACCATCTTTACGGCATAACCGAAAAGTTCCCAGACCACCCTGTAACAAAAGGCTGGTATACGACTGAACCGGAGTCCCAACGATTCCTCCCTGGGTGGGTGGTGGTGTGGGGACGGTCCCGGCCAAACAAAGCAACCTTAACAGTTTCCTTTGCTGGGCTGGTACGTACCAGTACAGGCTCATGCCAGGCCACGAAGTAGCACAACAAGTAGCACAAGCCTGGGTTAGGCTGGCGTTTGGCCTGTGTTTGTTGGTGGTGTTGGTGCAGACGCACAGGACTTGATATCCTGTACAGGCTGGACTGGGCCGCAGCCGGCGCTGGGCCTGACCATCATAGGCTGTACTGGTGCCGGGCTGACCTGGGCTTCGATAGCGATTGGTTCCGGGATAACCTCGGGTGACGGGTACGACTGGGTACGAGCGGTACGCATCGGGGCAGGTTTGCGCTGGCCAGAACCTGGGGTGCCAGACAGAACCATCCAGGCCTTGAACACGCGGTCATAGGCTCGGGTGAGCATGTCCCAGTGCTTTGGGTCAATGTCGTCGGCGTCCATGGCTTGGTTCAATTGGTCTAAACGCTTGGACACACGTACCAACTCGGCAGAGGCTGGAATGATGTCGGCAGGTTGCAATGCACGTTGCAAGGCTTGTGTCATGAGGTCAACTGGGGTTGGCTTCGGGTCAAATCTGGCTGAACCAGGCGCCCAGGACCTTCGTGCTAATTCTTTGGCGTTTGCTGCAGTGAACATGCAAGTGAAGCTAGGTTCGGGCGAAGGTTAGTTCAAGGTGAAACTGGGTGAGCGTGATTATTCTGGCGTGAGTAGCGTTAAAGCTGGTTACAAACAAGGCTATTGACCGACTCGGCACGTGTGGGTTAATCTGTGAGTATGCTACGGTTAAGGTTTAATCAATTTGACAGTCTGCCGGTGGGGGGAACCTCGTCTGTGCTTCTTGGCACAAACCGTAGCAGGCCGGCGGGCTGTCTGTTAAAGGAAGGACTGCTACGGATATGAGTAAGCCTACGATGGAACAGCGGGACAAGTTCAACCAGCGGTTAACGCTGCATCTTGAGTTGGAAAATGGGGAACAAGCGCAGCCGATGATTTATCTGCGCGGGCTGCTAAAGACGCAAAGTCTTGAGGCGTGGAATGGCAACCAGGAGGAGTTCCAGAAGTGGATTGCCGAGAGTATGGCGAATTATTGGAAGCGCGTACAGGTCAGGATTTGGGGACACAGCAACTGAAAGGACGGAGACACCATGAGTAAGCAAGTACTGGAACAGGCTGGGTACGTGTTCAACTTTGCCGGGCACGGGGCGTACAGCCCTGACGGAAAGATTGAGCCATTAGTAAGTGAAACAGAGATTACAGAACACAATCGGTCAATAGCAGCGATTGAACTTGAGAACATGCGGCAGGCTGGGTGTGCGGTTCTGTATTATCGTACGATTGGTGGGCGTGTTCATGTTGGCACGTGGGATGGCTCGTTCAACTGGCCTGTTACTTGTGTTCGGGAGGGGCGCCACAACATGGCTGGTACGCGGACGGATTGCTGGTTTACGTTCGAGGGGCAGAAATGGCACGGGGTGAACATTGGGGACAATGAGCTGGTGCGGTGCAAGCGCAACAAGGCAGCCTGAAAGGAGCGCACACCAATGAGAACGATGATTGCGAAGTATGCCGGTACGTGTTGCGAGTGTGGCAAGGCGATAGGGCGAGGGCAGCAAATTGACTTCTTTGGCCGTGGCTTGGCTGCTCACACGGCTTGCCGGCCTGATGACGACCATTGCGAGGATGAGGCGGCCGGGCTGGAGCCGGGCACGCTGGCCAATGACAGGAGGCTTGCGAAGCGCGGGTTGACTGTGGTGCGTTTCGCTTCGGGTGAAGTGATGACACAAAACAGCCGGGGCCGGTGCGAGGATGCCCCGTGTTGCGGGTGCTGTAGTTAACCGCTGCCGCCGGCTCGAGGGTGGGCCGGCGTGAGCGGTGAACACTAACCGCGTGAGTGAAAGCGAAACGAAAAGGACAAAACATGAAGACTACGGAACAAATCGAGAGACGGCGGGCGGCCCATCATGGGGCGCTTGTGGAACTGGCTGGGCGTGTAGGTTGCAAGGTTGACGGGTTTAAGCTGTGGCGGCAGTTGAGCCGGCTTGAGCGCAGGCTGTACGTGGTTTGCGAGCATTACACAAATGCGACTGGTGGGGTTGACTTGGGTGCGTGGGGTAAGGCCAAGGCTGATGGTCGGGTTGAGTTGCTGCGCATCTTTGGCGGAGTGGAAATCCCGGCTGGGGTTTACATTAACGGTGATCCGCGCGGGCACATGCTAAAGCTGGATTGCGATGAGGCGCCGGTGCCTGAAGGGATGGAGCGGGACTGGGGCGGCAACGGGCTTATTGCGCCTGACTTGGAGGAGGTGGAAGCGTGAAAACATTCAAGTGCTATTTCACTGGGCGCAAGGTTGGGGCGATTGGGATTTTTTATGACTTCATTGTAACGGTTCAGGCCGAGAATGAGGAACAGGCGAGGCTTAAGGTGTACGAAACACACGAGCATTTGTCGAAATGGTCTGCCCGGGAAATCCCGGACGAGGAAGCAAAAGCGAACTGATTTACGGGCTTGAAAAGGAACGCACGAACACTTTTCCCGCCGGCTTTGCTGCCCGTCCTTTCTCCGCGCCTTGGGGTGCGGCCTTTCGGGTGCGAGGCTGGCGGGGATTAACTGAACAAAGGACAAAATGAAAACAGAACAGACAGCCCTTGGCCGGCTGGAGGCTAACCTGGCCCGGATGGCTGCGGAGGCTGACCGTCTGGCTGGCGAACAACAGGCAGTTGACCCAAAACGTGATTTAGCTGTCCAGAGCGCCGCTAAACAATGGTTGCCTGCCACTGCTGGCCAGTTTGCGGCCCTTGATGCCGTTGCCCGGGCTGCGGAGGCCCTGTTCAAGGCGCACCGGCTGGAGATGTCTGCGGCGGCGATGGGGGACAGGTGGCGGGTGTTGGAGGCGGCGCTGAATGAGTGGAGAGGTGGAGTATGTTAAGCGACACAGACCGGCTGCGGCTGGGGTTGCCAATTCGTAAGGTGCCAATGTCCTTTGCTGAACAAGAGGCTTTAGATGTGGTTGGGGCTGTTGCCGACCAGCTTTACAGCGCCTATCGGCGCGAGGATGGAGAGACTGAGATGAATAAGCGGTGGGAAAGGCTGCGTGAGGCGCTGAAGGCGTGGAGGGCGGGGAAATGAACAAAGCGAATCCAAACAGGCTGGGGTATGTAGGTAAATGTTCTGGGAGGGATAGTGATTCCTGGTTCACGCCTGCGATTTACATTGAGGCGGCAAGAATGGTCCTGGGCCGGCTTGACCTGGACCCCTTCAGCTCTGATGCGGCCAATCTGACGGTCGGTGCTGGGCAGCACTATACCGAGCGGGATGATGCGTTTAAGTGCTCGTGGCTGGCGCATACGGTATGGATGAACCCGCCTTTTGGGCGCCCGTTTAGGCGAGCTGTGGAGAAATTCGTTGAAGAATACCGGCGAGGGACATTTCACGCCGGGATTGTGCTTTGCAACAACTGCACGGAAACAAGAGCTTTCCAGTTGCTTCTCAACGTATCCCGGGCGGTCTGTTTCACGGACCATCGCATCTCGTTTGCCAACGTGGATGGTAAGAGCATTTCCGGGAATACGCGCGGACAGGCGTTTCTGTACGTGTCCAGGAACAATGTAAGTTGAGTGGAAATCTTGATCCTATCCACTACTAACGCGTTGGTGTTAGTCAATTCTTAGTTGCAACTTACAAAGTGCTGTATGTGATAGACAAACCGTGTCAATCGGCTTTCATACCATTGGCCGTGTAAAGCATTACAGAGGCAATTCACATTTAAGTGATAACATATTGCTTGTTGCACCATGTAATCAGCTTGTCTACCACAGACAGCAGTCAGAGCACTGTTTCGTATTTCTAAAGCATTTTTCATGCCCGCCACTACTTAATAGCTATTGCCCAACAGAAAAGTCCAACGGCCCGACACCATAATAACCACCCGTTGACACCAAATCCTATTGTTAAATACTTGGTAAAGCGTGTTGGCAGGCTACCAAAAAGCGAGCACAGGGTTGAGTTTGCCGCTCATAGGGCCGCGCACCTGTTGAACCCGGAACCGTACAAGGTCTATGCCCGGCACGCCGATGGCAGCATTACTGGCCCGTACGAGTACGTTCCAAAACAACGGAGCCCATGAAATTCACCATCGAACTTAACCGCACAAAATATCGCCCTTGGTATCCAAGCGGCAGGATAATCCGAACAAGGGGCGACATTATCCAAACATCCCTTATTATATTCTGGTTGGGGCTGATTCTGGACATTGACCTATGAAATTCACCACTTTGCCAACAGACGGTCGGGTAATAGCCGGCACATGGTATCCGAGCACCTGGCCGATGTGGTTGGCGAGGCACGACAATTTACCTCCAAAGACGCTATTGCCCCATCTGGACAGGATTTTGGTTAGACCAGCCGTAACCTATCGTTTCAGGTCTAGCCCGGGAGGGGCTTTAGCGGGCAAGGTTGCGTTTTTATCCTCTGGACGGGACAAAGTAGCGGGCAAGTAAACAAAACGCCTCCTAGGGCTGTTTTGCCACCAGTTTAAGGAAGTCATCCATTGACCAACAGATGGCCGCTGTCTGCCCCAGCTTCTGCAACCAGGCTATCGTGCCTAGCTGGGCCGTGGTGCACTTGCCTTTATGGCGCTTCACCTCGACCCAGTAAGTGCGGCCGCCATCGGCTGCTATGATGAAATCAACTGTGCCTACAGCAACCGTGGTTGGCCTATCGAGCCTCGAATGGACCACCAGCCACCCTTTGCCTTTGCAGTACGCCTCAATCTGACCATGCAAGTCCGCCTCCAGGCTGACTGGGTTAAGGGTGGACGCTGGCGTACCGGCCTTGGTTAGCCTGGCCAGCATGGTCTGGAGTTGGGCGGTGCTGATGCTCACTTGACAGGCATTCGCATTTGGAGGCGCTTGAACTCGGCGATGTCGTCGGTCGGGTCAGTCATGGGTGTTCCAGGCGATTTCGCAGCTCGGTCAAATATCCAGTTATCCATGATTCTCTCAGCTCTGGTGATGACGCCCAGCGGTCGGGAATGCGAGGCAATCTTGCGTCCATTGCGTATTCGTGCCCGTCCATTCCCGCATCTGCAAGTATTGTAAGGCGGACGAATTCGACTGAGTCGATGATTATCATTTCTCCACCGCTCCTTTCGCATACAGCCAGCTTCGCCAGCAGCGATCCCGCATCCGCACAAGCTCAAATGGCGTCCGGGTCATTATCTCGGTCAACATGCTCGGCAGGCACGTCGCCCAATATTCCTCAAACTCTCGGCGCAGGGCTTGCAGTTGCTCGTCAGTGGGTTGTTCGCTCATTTCAAAGTTTGTAGTTCGCACATGATGCCGCAGTCGTCGGCTATTGGTGGCTCGTGCCTGCTCAGTGTTTTCCGTGTTGCCTGCTCACTTGTCTGAAACCCCTTTCGCGTGCAGCCAGCTTCGCCAGCAGTGATCTTTGGCGACCGATAACGCGTCTGCTTTAATCGTTATCATCTTGACTCTCTGCAAACAGGTCAGCCAATACTCCTCAAACTCCGCGCGCAGGGCTTGCAGTTGCTCGTCAGTGGTGGGTTGTGGTGGGGTCATAGGCTGTTAGAGCTTTCCGTTGTCGCATTATTTCGATTGGTTCTTCGTAGCACATGCGATCTGAATTTGCCCGGAAGCTACGTTTCCAAGCCCGACACCAGATGTGCGTGGCTTTTGGATTTTCTGTGGCGCACCACGCACAGTTTTTACAGACCCACTCACGCGGCCATGTGGCCGAACCACCAGATGCGGCAAATGAGTGCCCCGCTGGGCGCTCTGTGAAATCGAAGGGTTTGAGTTGGGCAATCATCGCTGACATCGGTCACTCAATGTTTTCCGTGTTGCCATTAGTTCAGCGTCGAGTTTTGCAAGCGCGCACCGCAGCACCGCCTCGGCAACGGACCTGATTTTGACGTTGCAGGCGCATCGGTAAATGTGGCGCTCCAAAGTCTCGCGGCTCGGGAACGGCGCGCCGCAGTGGTGGCAGGTCGCGGTCATGGCTGATAATCCAGCGCGAGTAGTGGTGCTATTTCGGGCATCGAAGCGAGCAGTGTTCGGGCGAGGCAATGCTCTCTCATGTTCCACGCTTCCTGCTGGCCTCGGGTGTAGGGAGATTCTCCAGGCCCTGTGCGTTCAAGACATTGCTGGCAATAATCGCGGTCAGCTTGGACAAGCTCCCATTGTTTCAGGATTTCATCGAACAATTCTCGGTTCATATCTTCAAAACTCGTTTAAGGATTTCACCGGCTGTTGGGACTTCAGAATGGTTTCTCTTTTCTCTCTCCCCATGCTCGGGCGTGGTTTTCAACCAGTCTCTTGTTCGTGGCGAACTCAGCCAGCGCATAGATGAAAAGGTCTGAATCGTATTGCGTCAGTCCAACAGCCAGCGCCGCGTTCAAAACTTTTATTGTGCGCCCGTTCAGGTGGCGGAAGATGTGTTTACGAAACACTTTCAACCCTTCGTGTATTTCGTGGTGGCACGATTGGCACAGGACGACAACCTCGCCATCCGAGTATTCCCAAAGCTTGCGCTCTAAATCGTAAAACAAATGATGCACCTGAAGCGTTACGTCGGCGCGCTTGCAGCACTCACAGAAGTTCCTTGAGCTTCTGACCCTTTGCGAGAACTCGCGCCATCGGTCATCGTTAATCTGATCTGAGTAGGAATTGCCTGCGCTGAGAATGTTGCCAATGGTTTTCATGCGAGGTTGCTGAGTTTCGTGTTGAGTGCTTTTATCTCACGCTTGATTGCGAAGTATTCCGCCTTGTCCTCTGAGCTTGTCCAAATCGAATCCATAGCCGTCTCTGAGCAATGCTTGTTCTTTATTTCAACAGCTCTCAGTTCCTTGGCCTGGATAACCGCCTTAATGTCCATTGGGCGAGTCAGCGATGCGCTTCCATTCGTGGTTGACCTGTTCGCTGGAGGCCCAGACGGGCGACCGTCCGCTTCCCACTTTGTCCGAACCCTTGCAAGGCTCGCCCGGTAATCCACGACGGGCCGATGATTCCAGTCCAGCCAGCCGCAGCCCTGCATCTCCTGAAACCAGTCCTCCGCTTTCCATGCGGCCAACCCGATGAAGTCAGCGACCGCCAAGACTTCTTTGAGCGATGGGCGAACCGCAGTCTCCCCCTGCACCCCCTCTTCCATTCCAGTCTTGTCTTGTTCCTGTCCGGTCTTGTCTTGTCTTAAGGGTAGCGTTACCCTTCCGTTAGGGTAAGCGTAGTGTAAGCCTACCCTAAGTAATCCATGCGCCTTAACGAGAGCAATTATAGGACGGTGAGGTGGGCACGCTGCCGTAAGTTCTCCGTATTGAAACCGGATGAACTTCGGGAGAAAGTAACGCCCCGGACCGATGCTTTGAACTCTGTCCCCAAGCTCGGAAAGGTGAGATTCATTTATCTTCTGCCCGCAATCACTCCCAGCAAGTGTGAGGTCTATCTCGATGAGGCCGATTGCATCGCAGTTGTCGCGTAGATATTCCCAAAGTTGTTTGGCCGGGCTGGTGAGTTTCCGATACCACGGATCGCGCCACTTATTGGTTTCCGTGAATCGTTTCATGCACGACCCCACTGCCCAATCGAACCGCCCGCCCGCAATGGGTGCAAACTTAGGAAACCCGGCAGGCGGCTCGTTTGGGGAGTTGAATCGTGCATTTCGTTTGCTTTGGCCGATTGCGGTCGGCAGATGGAGTTGGCCACAACGCTAAACCAAACGCAACACTTATTTTCAATTCAGCGCATATTTCTTTTCTGGCTCGTCCGCGCCGATGAGTTCGCGCAGTTCCTCGGCCAGCTTGCGCCGGGCGATGCCGCGCCGCTTGGCCACGCGCGTCTGGACCGGCTCGCAGGTGTCCTCGAGCGCCAGGACGAGCAATAGGATTTCTTCGCGGGGCATGTTCAGCATCGGATTAAAGCGTCGAATGGCGGTGAAGGCTTTGGTGGTTTCGTGCCATCATGGATGGCTTGTAGTTCTTCCGCATCTCCACCATACGACGGGTCAATCTCGTGTTTGAACACCAAGGCAAGGTGGCGCTTCACCATTGCGGTTTCTTCTTTTCCAAGGTTATCACACTTGGATATTTCAAAGTGCCCCTGCAACCAGTAGCAGAAATCTCGGGATGTCATACCACAATCTAGCGCACAACCGGCCCGCAAACGCAATAGGGAGTTGCCTGAGGCGGGATAGGATTATACGGCAATATCGTATAATCGTATAATCGCCGCAAAATCCAAGACCGGCAGCGTAAACGCGACAATCTGTAAGAGGGGGAAGATTGTTGTTGCCCCGAACACAGGCGGGTGTAAAGTCGCCTTAAGCTATGGTTAGTAAGTCCACATTTGACAGTCCTGCTGGTGCGGGAAACCGCGTCAGGCGTTCTGCGTTGCCGACCATAGCTGGCCAGCGGGACTGTCTTTTAACTTTTGTCTGGAGGGATGCGAAATGAACGCTAAGTGTCCCGCGTGCGACCACGAGCTAACCGACACCGTGGACGGCGATGAAACAATCGTCTGGTGCGGCTACGGACCGTGCCCGAGCGAGAAGGCCAGTGATGGCATCCGCGGCAACGATACCGTGGCCAATCTGAGCAAGAAGCTCATCGCGCAACTTGAAGCTGACCCTGACTGGCAGGATTGATTTCACCGACGACAAACCACAACCAAAAGCACCATGACACCACAAGAACGATTGGCAGAACTTGAACCACGCGAAGCCGAAGCCTGGAAGCGCCTGAACGACTTTGAGAAGTCTGAAGAGTATCTTGCCATGCGTAAAAAACAAAATGAGTTTACCAATAACTGGCTCAGTCTGCATCGGATGACTGAAGCCTTGAAACTCCTCTCAAACGAGCCATGAAAAAGCACCTCATCACAATCTGGTTCATACTCTTTGCGCTGGCAACGTGCGGCGTGTGTGTCAGGTTTATTCTGAAGGCGCTGATATGAAGCCGAAACCGAGCCTCACCAACATCGAACCACTCGCCGTCCGAAAGCTGGCAGAAAAACTTTGGACAATCGGATACAGGGCGAAGTGCAAATCCGAACAAGTGCCGCCGCGCATAAAATGGGAAGGGATTTACGAACACAACCGCGTGGCCATGTATGCTGTGGCGAGACACCTCCTGAAACGCAAATGAACCATCGCCCACCCGACGGCATCCTGACAGCCAATGGCCTGACTTCAGAGTTTAGGCTGCTATACCAGGTTTCAGGCATGTGCAAAATCGAAACCGCAACCGGCGAAAGCTATGTGCCTGAAGCGGAACTGCAATGGAACACCACAAATGAAAACCACCGAACTAGAACTGGCCGCACCAGCATCATCGCGCGCAGTTGACCGACCGCAAGCCGGGTTGAGCTTGGAGAGCGCATACAAAGCGGTCGTTGACGGCAACCTCGACGCAGAAAAACTGGCGGTCTTAAAAGACCTGCTCGCCATGAACGCGCAGCGGCAGTTTGCGATTGCGTTTAATGAGCTCCAGCGAGACATGCCGATATTGACGGCAACGACCGTCATCCCGAACCGTGGAAAGTATCTCCGCTTCGAGGACATGATGCGCGAGATTGGGCCGATACTTTCCAAGCACGGCTTCAGCGTGAGTTTTGACCAGGATTGGAGAGAAGGTCGCGCTGTCGTGACGATTCACCTGTTGCACATCGGCGGTCACAAAGAGAAAACATCCTACGCGGTGCGCTCGGGCGGTCGCTCCGACTCGGAAACACAAGCCGACCAAAAGGCGAGCACTACGGCGAAACGAAACGCGCTGTGCCTCGCGCTCAACGTCACGATTCAACAAGACTGTCTTAATGAAGAAAACGACGCCGGGCTTGAGGGCGACCCGAATGCGAAGGTGACGCCCACGACCGCCGACGAACTTGAACGCCGCGTGAAGATGACGAATAGCAGTGTGACCGCATTCCTCAAATTCTGCCGGGCTGATTCGTTCGCAAACATCCCGGCGAATAAATACGACGAGGCTGACGCGATGCTGCGAAGAAAGGAACAGGTTGGCCGATGAACGAAAACCCATTTGGAATAACCCGAGAGGAAGTCTTAGAGTTGGCAGCGAATAAATTCGTCGGGACAATGTTTGAAGAATCAGGGATTGCGGAGCGCGTGGAAGCAATAATCGAAGAGCGCGTCACCAATGAAATTGCCATCGGATTAAGCACAAAGGTGGACGCTTTCCTTGCCAGCGAAATGACAAAGCTGATTGAACATGAAATCACACCTATTGACATCTGGGGAGAATCATCAGGAAGTCCGACCACGATAAAGGCGGTATTGGCCAAACGCGCTAAAGACTTCTGGGAAGTAAAAGTAGATTCAAATGGCAAGGAAAGCAGTTATGGAGGCACGCCAAGACATAAGGCTTTAATGACACAAATCCTTCAGGATGAATTCGCAAAAGCCATCAAAGAAAACGCAGAAGTAATCGTCTCTGAGTTTAAGGCTGCGTTGAAGTCGGATGCCACCAAGCTCGTGACAGAGCACATCGACAAGTTGATAAACGTAAGAACAAAATGAACGACACCGAAATGCTCGACTGGCTCGCGGCTCGTTGCTTCCGGTTTGATGACGAGTTCGAAGAAGATGAAATCGTCGTCATTGTTCCGTGTGAATTCTCGCCGCTTGGAACTTTCACCCTGAGTTCAGATGGAAACCGCCGCGCGCTCCGTGAAGCGATTCAGAAGGCGCGGCTGAAGGAGTTGCACAAGGAGGTTGAATGAAGATTCACCAATGCGAGCAAGGATCGCTGGATTGGTTGAACCTGCGCGCCGGCGTCGTGACCGCGAGTGAGGCTGACGCACTCGTAAGTCCCACTGGCAAGGTTAGAGATAGCGCCGGAGTCACTACTTATCTTCACCGCAAGCTCACGGAAAAATGGACAGATTCGCCCCTGCCTCAACTTCAAGGAATATTTGACATGGAGCAAGGGGCAATTCTTGAGTTCCAAGCCAAGCCTGCGTTCACCGTAAATACCGGCCTCGAAATTCAAAACGTGGGATTCATTTCGTCGGACGATGGGCGCATTGGTTGCTCGCCTGACGCATTGATTGGAAACGCGAGCGGATGCGAGATAAAATGTCCTACACTTCCTGTTCATCTCGGCTATCTGTTGTCGGGAGGGGTGCCAAAGGAATATTTTTGCCAAGTTCAGTTCAGCATGATGGTAACTGGATTTGAAACATGGCACTTCTATTCGCACAGCAGGCAGATTGCACCGCTTCACCTGGTCATCGAGCGCGACGATGCCTTCCAGAGCGCGCTGCGTGACGCTGTGGACGGGTTTCTTTACAAGTTGGACGCTTGCTGGGACCGGCTGTGTGCCCTCAATGGCGGCCCGCCACGACGCAAGCCGCTGCCCGACTCCAGGCTGCGGGAGGAGACGTTCGATGTCATTCCGTAACCTACTCCACCCGATGAACGTTCCAGCGCGTTCGGCGACCTGTACCGCCTGCGGGCGGCGCGTTCGCATCTGCATACCAAAAGGAGGGGATGGGTCAGTGGACGTGTATGTGCGACACAAAACACCTCATGGACTTCTATGTCGAATGTCGCGCTGTGAAGTGTCGCCGAACGACCAAGGTGAACCATGAGCGAGCCACTCCAATACGCCTGTAACGAGCATGACTATCAAGGGTTCGTGCGATGCCCGCAATGCCCACAGCCAAGCTCATTCGTTCCAGCGCCGGGTTCGGTGATAGATGATGCAATACGAGAGCGCGACGCATACTTCACCGAGGCTGCTCGAACCAAGGAAACACTTGCTGAAATAATCCCAGCGCTCGAAATCGCGTCAAAATGCAGGGCAGACGACCTGCGAGCAACCTGCCCGGGAAACAGCCTCACGCCAGATGAATGGGCAGCCCTGTGGATGGCGCGGGCCATACTCGAAGCGGATTCGCCTAACGAATCAAGCTCACCTGCGGCAGACCTTTTGGAAGAAAAGAAAACCCAAGAAGCGAAGCGAGACGCGCTCGCGCAAGGGGACAAATGGTATCACTGGCACGACGGGGTGGCGCATGGCCTGCATGTGGCAGTTGAACACTTGCGGATGACCCACCCGGTTCCTAACGACTGAGATGAAAGACCCGTCGCCAACGGATTTGGACTCGCGGGGTTCGCGGTCGCCGTCGAACGAATCAAGCGCGAGGAATCACAGGGGGCGCTCCTGTGAGGCATAACGACCAAGGTGAACGATGAGCGGAATCTACACTACACCCGACGGGCAGAAGGTTCACGGCGACGGCAAGCCGGTCGGAAAACCTCCCAGCGCAAGCTCATTCGTTCCAGCGCCGGGTTCAGTGGCCTCTCCATATGCCGTGAAGCAACGCAAAGATGGAGTATGGTGCATCTATATGCGCCGATACAACTGTGTGGTAGCCGAGTTTGGAAAAGCTAATCGCTACGATGCTGAGGTGATAGGTGCAATCCTTGATGGAAAACCGCAGGACTGGCCGAGTCAGACATTCGATGAAAACCCAAACCTCCAACGCGGAAAGCAACCGCAATGACTCCCCGCGCTCTCGCAGTCGTCTTCAGCGCGTTGTTAGCAGAATTCGTGAATGGTGGTGGAGGCAAAGAATTGCGAAGGCGTGCGACGAAGCGGGGGCGCGAATATCGAAGATGACTACCGAAGAACGCATAGCACTCAGTGCTAGGGCGCGCTCGATAATGTATCCAGACGGCTACTGGACGTGTCGGAATCACGGAGAACTCGTAGAATATAAGGTCGCCACCGGGCTGAGATGTCCGGTGTGTGATTCTGCTAACGATAAGCTCTGATACCGCCGACAAAATGCTGACAACCTCACAACCGCCCGCGATGACCGCCGAAGCTGATGACTCTCGAATCACCAGCGATAAGGCGGTTATCAGCAGCGATTGGTTAGACGCCGTTTTGTGTTCTGACAACTGCGAAGCCATGCGGGTGATGCCGTCTGAATCAATAGACCTCGTGGTGACATCGCCGCCATACGACAACCTGCGAGAATACGGCGGGCACTCGTGGGACTTCTACGGCGTGGCGTGGAATCTGAAACGCCTTCTGAAACCCGGTGGCGTAATCGTGTGGGTGGTGGCCGATGAATGCGTGGACGGAAGCGAAACAGGCTCAAGCATGGAACAGGCACTCCACTTCAAACGCCTCGGACTGAATCTGCACGATACGATGATCTACGAGAAATCAGGGTCGGCGAATCCTGAATCAGTCCGCTACCATCAAACGTGGGAGTATGTCTTTGTCCTCTCTAAAGGCTCGCCCGCTCACGTCAATATCCTGAAAGACAGAAAAAACCTGTATGTGCTGAACCGCAAAGACGAAGCCACAGAACGAAAAGAATACGGCGCCCGCTTCAACGTGTGGAGGTATCCAAACGGTGGCGGGCACACTGGCGACAAAATCACACACGACCATCCTGCTCCGTTTCAAGAATCACTCGCCAAAGACCACATCGCAAGCTGGTCAAATCCGGGTGACGTGGTGCTCGACCCATTCGCCGGGAGTGGCACGACACTGAAAGCCGCGAAGGAACTAAACCGCCGATACGTCGGCATCGAAATCAATCAAACCTATGTGGACATCATCAATAAACGCCTCGAACAATCCGCGATGCCGCTCGGCGTCTAACAATGATTAACCAACTCCAGTCTGTTATTTCATGATCACTTCCACTGCCGTTCAACGTCTTGTCGAAGCACAACGCCGCCCATGGCCGAAGCTGACCTAGTCCTGCTGCTGGAACTTCTAGCCAGCGTTGCCTTGCTCGTCTGGGTCGCCTTCTATCCACGCCTGAAGCCAGCCGCAGGCGACAAGAAGCGCCAGCAACCCAAGCAGGCTAGGTAACATTGGTCGTCGTCCGGGCAGCCCGCTCAGCCGCAATGTAGTCGTCGTAAGACTTTCGGTTAGCTTGGCAGAAGGCAGCCACTTCCTGAGGTGTCATTTCCTTGCTCCAGATGGCGGCCAGCTTCTCTGCCAAGTCGAACGCGATAGGCCCCAGCTTAATCAGTAACTGCGCAATGATGGCACCGTTCATCGCACGGCCTTTCCCGTAAAGGTGCTGACCAGGTTTAACAGCGCCTGTTGCTGCTCAATCAGAAACGCCTTGGCCGCAGCCCATCTCGTCTTGTCCCCACTGGCAAAGGCTATATTAGCCTGCACAGCCGCATCCTCGGCCGCGTCATACTTAGCCTTGAGCGCGCGCACCCTGAGTTCCTGTTCTGGTGTAGCCTTACCATCCACCACCCAGACAGCCCAGGCCCGCATAGCGTGGTCAACGGTCGTGCTGGAGCTGGCGATGAGCTTGCCTGGCGTGGCACAGCCGGCCAGGAGCGACAGGATTAGGATGGAGAACAGGAGGAGGTTTTTCATGAGTGAAGGGCTGGTCCAAAAGTGCGCCACCCCAGCAACACCATGAGCACGAAAAGAATGATATTTGGGGCGTTCATTCTCAATGAATCTTTTAATGACTCTTTCGATGAATCTTTTGATATAAAGATGCTGAGCGCGTACAACAAAACCAGCAGCCAGAATAGTAAAGAGGTTGTCATGGCTTAAACCCTATGGCTTTGGGGTATCCCAGTCAACCTCCTGCTTTGACGGCCTGAAGTTCCTGTCCAGCAACGCCACAAACTTATCAAACGGACAGTGGTGCCAAACCCCCTCCACCGCATACTTCACTTCTTCGCCATTTACCTCGATTTCAAGCCCGTCCACTTTCAGGCAGATGCTCATGCCTTTTTCGCTGTCTTCTGCCCGAAGTAGTAGCCGATGGCCAGATAGCCTATCCCGTAAAGAGGCTCCTGCACTTCCTTGCCGATTATGCTCATCGCACAAATAGTCGCTGTCAGGGCAATCACCAGCCACGCCCGTACACTGACATTGAAAAGCTGACTGTCGGGCGTTTCCTTGGAGAATGTTCTGGTTTCATCTTCCATCGGATTTCGTTATGTGGTCCGTCTCGTATTTTCTCTTTTCCGGTGGTGGCCGGCGTAGCTTGTGGTGGCAGACCGCAGAAATCCATCCCGCCAGCAGACGCTCATCTTTGGACAGGGACTTGTTCTCCTCAATCGCTAAACACTTCGCCAGAAGAGCTTCCCATTCTGCAAAAGAGAGTTCGTAGTGCCGGTCAAGGTACTTATCAAGCAAGCTGTCTATCTGGTATGGGTCATCATCGCTGTGCAGGAGCTTCGCGGCCTTCTCTCCAAGGATATTGAACACCGCCTCCAGGCTGACCACGCGCTCGAACAGGTCGTCGTGCACCTGGGCCTCAAGCTTGGTCACTCGTTCTGACAAATCCTTTGGCACCTTTGCCTCAATCGCAGTCACCCGGTTGGTCAAACTTATGTACGCCATGAGTCCAGCACCAGCAAAAGCAATGCCCTGCCCGATTATCCATATGGGTTCGATGTTCATGGGCTGCACGCATTGGTATCTCCGACACGACCCCACACCTCACAGGAAAAAGGGCTGTAGGCGCCATTTACTCCCATGGACTGAACCGCAAAATAATAAATCTGGTTTGTCGCAAGCCCGCTGATTCTGGCGCTGGCCGTGTTGGTCAAAACAGAGTTGGTATAGACGCGCGAGGCAACGCCCCAGCTGGCGATGTACTTGAACGCATTCGTAACCGAAGACCAATCCAGCAGAACCGTGCCGTTGGTGTTCGGAGGAGCAGGTGGCGTATTGGTTAAAAACGTAGCCGTGAACAGGATTGACCCAGACGGCACCGTGATGGTCCTGGGGTTGTTCGTGAGATTATCTTGCCATCTGGTGAAGCTCCAATTCTGGAATGGAGTAGCCCGAATATCCACAGCCTTGCCGACCGGATATGAACCTGCGCCAGAAACAGTGCCTCCATTGACGGGCTCAGCCGATAGCGCCACATTCCCAGAAGGAACAAAGACCAGGCTGGCCACATACCGGGCTGTACCGCCGTTGGGCACCGTCACTGTCCGCTCCGAATTCGTGTTTCCGTCGGACCACTTGGTAAACACCCAGCCAGTGAAAGGAACAGCTCTGATGGTTACTTTGGTCTTACCGGGATAGGTGCCAGAGCCGCCAGTGGTGCCACCCTCCGACGGGCTGACCGTGACAACCAACGTGCCATTCCTCGGCCTCGCGGCCGCACAGCTAAGACAGAGCAGGAAGAACAGACCAGCAATGAGAGTTTTCATTTGCTTTGAAATCTTGCTGGGTGGCTGTCGCTAATATTTACGACTTCACCTTGGCGCACTAAGGCCATCAAGCTCGATGAAACTCCAGGCCGGTCAAAATTCATATCTGGTCTAAGATTCTTCGCTGTCTGCATCACTTCTTTGACCGTCATAGGATGCCCATTAACTGCCAAGCGTATTACATCTGCTTGCTTGTCAACTTTGACGCTGTGCACCTTGAGTAAGGCACGAAGCGCAGCATTCTCGCGCGCCAAGGTCTTAGCTTCTATCGAACGCAACCACCGAACGCCTTCTGAAAATTGCTCGCATGTTAAATTCATCGGCCAATCGCCACACAGCTTGATTTGATGATGAAGTTCATGGCACTCCACCTCCTACCGCGTTTCTCATGTCCTTCACCCTATTCCACAGATTACTAGATTGGGTCTGCGTCAGCCCTGAGTGCAAGGCTAGAAAGCTTACCGTATGGTCGCTAAAACCAGAAGCCGCAAGGCCAGGACCAGACAGAGCCATGGCATAGATATTCGTGATGGTGGGGCTGCCGCTGGTCATCAGTTGTACTCCGTTGGTCATCACGTTATGAACCTGATTCGTCACCCAATAAACAGCAAAGGCATTGGAGGCTGTACGATTACCATCCAGAAACCCAGTCCAGAAAGCCGCAGGCACAGCCGCTCTTTGTAGATAGTTTGTGTTGATGTTAATAAATTTCCAGTTGTAAAAAGCCAGAAGCCCGCTGCTGGCCTGCAAACAGAAAAACGAACTCGCTGAAGTTCCGTTCCCTCCAAAATCAATGCCGCTCGCTTCGTTCGTGTTTCCGTAGATGAGCAAGGACATCCCATTATTCCCCGAGCCATAGCCAGCATAAGTAATCCCGGCTGGGTTAAGACCTGTTCCGAGATATTTACTATTCGTATTCCCGTGCAGCCCATTAACCGTCAGATTGGTCGCGTCAAAGAGCACATTGGTCCAAATCTGCAACCCAGCCTGCCATACGATAGGGACGCGGGCAGCCGTCAGGTTGTCTGGCACCAGAGCGTTGACGGAAATCATGTTGTAGAGCAGGCCATCCGTATCCAATCCTTGCCGGAAACCCCTTAAGGCGTTGCTGGTATTGGCCGAGATGGCCGCCCCACCAAAGTTGGTCACATCCCTGGCCCACTGCCAGATTGGATCGCCAGTCCCACCCCCGAGTGATTCCCGGCAGGTCTTGACCGCCCACCAGAAGTTACTAGATTCAGTTTCGGTGAACCCGTTATGGATGCAGGCCATAGAAAGCCTGAATGCAGAGCCTCCGGAATTTGTTCCCTGGATTTTAGTTAGCCAAAAAGCAAACGATGTTTGAACGGCTGCATTGAAAAGAGATGCTCCAGTTGGGGATGCTCTCGACAGGAGCTTGTGGCTTTCTATTGGTGATGCCACATACAGGGAAGTGTTAGTTCCATCCTTGTTTCCTGATAAATAGCCAACGCGGTTAAGGTCATTTGTGCTAATAGAATTAGCGGCAGACACAATGCCCATATAAACCTGGTCCGCTCCGCTACCTGATGGAAATAACCCTTGGGTGGTGTTAAAACCTCCAGGATAGCCCTGATTCATAATGACAGCACCAGGCCCGTTGGTTGCGGCCTCTGTCACAATAACTGAGAAGCCTAGATTAGTTCCAAGCACATTTACATTATTAGATATAGCCGTATCCAGATACTTAACTCCATCACTTTTAAGTCCCTGAATGTTCAAATCACCAGCTACGAATGTTCCGCTGTTTGTCCACGGGTCAGCTCCTAAATTCTTTATCAGAGGAGTGCTGGCGGCAATCACGCTATCCGGGACGAAGATGCACAAGGTCCAAATCTTGTTGGTCAGGCTTTGCGTCACTAGGCTGGCCCTCAGCGTCTCCATGGCGATGATGGTGTTCTGGCTTGGCAATGGGCCGCCGTTGGCTACCACGCGAGTTGACCAGTCAGTCACCACTGGCCCGCCCATCATAAACGGAGCAAATTGCATGGGAGGTCCACCGCTCCCACGAAAGACAATCAGCAGGAACAGGACAACCACCACACCGATTAACTTGAATGTTGGAAACTTCATGTCATAATCGCAGCAGGCGTTGGTTGTACCCAGCGCCCGCCGCTAAACACAACATTGAAAGAACCAATGCCATGCCTGCTAAACTCAACATCATCGGACACCGCTTCACAAGACTTCTTGTCCGAAGAGACATTCTTGGAGCAAGACCTAGAAAAAGTGAATGTCTTTGCGACTGCGGAACTGAAATCACAGTAGCGAACGGCCATCTTAGGTCTGGACATACTAAGTCCTGTGGATGTCTGGACCGAGAAGTTGCGTCCAAAAGAAACAAGACACATGGAATGTCCAAGACTAGAATTTATGGTGTCTGGATGGATATGAAAAACAGATGTGACCCAAGGCACGCTGCTTCCGCACGCTACAGCAAAAGAGGAATAGGATTCTGTCAGAGATGGTCTAAGTTTGAAAACTTTCTTACCGATGCCGGTGAAGGCAAAAAGGGATGGACGCTTGAACGAGTAGACAATAATCGGGGCTATGAAATTTCCAATATTTGCTGGGCCACGCGCACTCACCAAGCGAGAAACACAAGTCGGAACAGAATCTTTACCGTGAATGGAATTACCGCGTGTGTAGCGGAACTGTGCGAACGTTTCGGATGCAATACCGAACGCGTTTGGGGAAGAATCTATCTCGGTTGGAACATTGACAGATGCTTGTTTGAGCCAGTTCATGAAAAGCAGGAAAGCTCAAAAACTACCTCGATTTCCAGTAAAAATTCGTACCTAGGGGAGGATAATAAAACACAAGCAGGTGTCCAAGGTTTGTGAGATATAATATATTTCCGTCGGAGTTCATATTTTGGAAATTGGGACCCATGGCTACCGTTTTCACAGACCCACTGGAGTTGGTGATGAAAAGATTGACCGTTTGGATATTTGTCCCGGCCGCCTCGATGCTGGCCAGGTTGGTGAACCCTGTGTTGTTGTTCGTGCTGAAGGCTCGATAATCCTTTGCCAAATCAATCGTGGTCGTTGACGTAGCCGAATTCGTGGAATAGCTGGTCACATTGAAGAACACATTGCTGGTAAACGTGGTCTTTCCATTGAACACGTACGTTGGCCCGGCCGGGAAGTTGGTCACACCAGATGGCTTGAGCGATACCTTGTTGTTGGTAGTCCAGAACTGGTCCTGGTTGAAGTCGGTAAATGCTGGCGTGGCTGCGTGAGACACAACGCAGACAAAGAAAACAATGGCTGCAAAAACAATTTTCATAATCACACCCAAGCCAATCCAACCGTGTCCCACTGCTGTTCAGTCCCACCGCCGTTCGGATAGAACAAGGCAGCCTTCGTCGGGTCATTCGGTGCTGCCGGCGCTGCCGCCCCAGTGTAAACCTGCGTCAACGATGACGAGCTGCCACCCAACAAAGCCGCAATCGCGTTGAGCAACCCAATCTCAATCGCGTCCGCTATCGTCACGCCAGGGATGCACAGAAAACAGCCGCTCTCGTTCAGAATTTGCTGAGTAGTCATCGTCCCTCCAAGGCCGTTATAGATTTGGAACAACAGCCCAATCCGCATCTGCTGCCCAGGACCAATCGGCCCGGCACATTGGACGCAGGCTGTCGCGGTAAATAGCTCTTGAGCTGTCGCGGCCATAATCTTGCCGCACGCTTACTGCACGTACGCTTTGTGGACCCCGAGCTTGCAAGTGAGCAACAGGTCAATTGCCTCCCGGTCACTGAACGGCTGTAAACAACAATTGGTCGGTATGTTAAGTCCAGACACGCCACCAGCTAAACTGCTGTCCACGCTGCCGGCCGCAATCGCATCGTTCCTGAGTATGTTTAACCACATCACGCGCCGCTCAAACGGATTGGCTGTCTTGGCCAGCTCAGTTGCGTCCGTGATGAGCGTGTTCAGTGCCGACCTGTAGTCGGTGCCGCCAATGGCTGCCAACTCCAGAATCTTCAGCCAGATTTTGGCCCACTCGTACTGGGCCTTGTTCATCGCCAGCGCGTTCTGGCCGTTGCCTACACCTTCAGTTAGGGTTGCTCGTGTACAGGTTGGGTTCGCCATAGGTTTTCTTGGTTAATCAAATTCAGCAGCCATGCCCTCCATGCCCATTTTCTTGGCTGGCTCTTGGGCAGGCTTTTCACTCGCATACTTCACCGTCACTTCACCGCTGTCCTCGTCCACCCCAGTCACCTCCAGCCGCACCACATCACCAGGACTCACGCTCTGGCCGCCAAGCAATGACAAGGGGATGCTCGCCGTCTGCTCCTCCATCGGCGCCTCAGACTCCTCGCCCGGCGCCTGCTCCTCAGCCGGGTTCTCCGCGTCGGTCTGGTCCATTCCTGCGTATCGCTCGATTGCCACTTGTGTTCCTTGGGTGAATTGTTAGACTGGCTGTGGCCTTGAAGTGGCCGCAAAAATGGTGAAACAGTTAAATTTACGCCCGTTGCTTTTGTTGGCGCCATCACCAGCGCACTTCACTTCAAAAGCGGCGGGTGTTTTCTTGTTATGAGCGACCAATTGGAAATGGTTAATATCGTCCGCCATGGTTCTGGCCCGGTTTTTGATGGCTGTAGAGACTACCGAAATAAAAGCGCGAAACATGCGGCCAAATTGATGGCTCAAGGCAAGTGTGTTGTTTGTAAAAAACCAAATCCGAAAGGAACGCGCAGATGCCATGAATGCACAACAAAAACGGTTCAAGGCAACAAAAGAATCAGGGCTGAAGCCAATCAAAATGGTCGCTGTGTTGATTGTGGCATCGCTTGGTCTGGAGCAACGAAGAACTGTGATGCCTGCAAGGCCAAGCAAAGAGAAAAATGGCACAACAGACCATTGAGCCAACATTGCGCTAGATGCGCTGGGAAACGAGACAGCAAATACAAGGCTTGCAAACAATGCCGACAAGAGATGAGGCGAAACAGCAAGCGAAGAAGGTCGGAGTTCGCCGATGCCGGCAAATGTGTCCAATGCGGAAGACCCAAAAACATTACGTGCCTGTATTGCGACGTGTGTATTTTCAAAACCGCTGCACGAAGATGGCTTGGAGATTCTAAACTGTGGAGCCAGATTAAGACTCTTTTGGAAAAGCAATCCAACAAATGCGCTTACACTGGAAGCGACCTTATTCTTGGTGGAAACGCAAGCATTGACCACAAAACCCCAAGAAGCAGAGGGGGCACAAACGAAATTGGAAATCTTCAATGGGTTAGCTGGAATTGCAACCGTTACAAAAGCGACATGACACACGCTGAATTCGTTAATTTTTGTCATGTGGTTGCAAGTAAATATCCAAAGGTTTGAAAATCGCGGGCGCCGAGTTACCAGCGCCCGCGATGCGTATTTCATTTCACTCTTCGCACATTACGGGTTCGCCCGTGTAGTCTTGTACGACGTAAGCAGGTGCCGACCCGCAGGCGGGTTCGTTGACGATGCAGCTTGCGCCAGCTCCATCAATCAAGTGGAGTATGGGCATTACCAACTCGCGTTGGTCGTAGCGGAACCCCGCCTCGAGGTGACACAACCAATAAAACCAGAACTGCATATCGTTCTGTTTTGTGCAGGTGGTTCCGTCTGGGTTGCTCCACTGGATGAGGCCTTCGGGGTTGACGAAGCGCCATTTCCCAAACATGGCCGTGTTAACACTGGGCACGGACTCATGGATTTTCTTGGGTGCTGGCGTGTAGAGAATCGCGGCTTTGGGATGCAGAATGTAGCTGATGGCGTAGCGCGCGTTAAACCAGGCTGGGTTAACGATGGGTTTGCCGCCAGTGGTGGCTGTGGTGTTGAGGTAAGGCAGCACGCGCTGGAGCAGGCCGTTGCCGTTAGTCTGGAAGCGCACCTGCTTCTCATCGAACGTGGGCGACCATGGGCCAAACGGGTCAGCGTTGAGGCCGACGCCCACCTTGTAGAGCGGGGATAGGGCGCCGATGGCCTGCGGATAGATTTGGCTGCGCAGCTCGGGGTTGGTGCCGACCAACTGTTGATAGGTGCGGCTGTGGGTGACGAGATTGCGCATCCCGGCCGGGAGCCCGCTGTTCTGGTCGTAACCGTTCATGCCCAGTTGCTGGCTGAGGTACTCGAGGTAAGTCAGGGTCAACTTGGACGTAGGCAGGTTGGCTGTGGAGCCAAGGTTAATGGTCGTCAGGTTCTCGTCCGTGTTGGCCGAGGTGATGGCGAATGTGGCCACACTTGAGCCGGCGATTTGCAGGGTATCGTGGTAGCTGGTGAAGCGCGTTCGCAGGAAATCACCGATGAAGGCGGTCGGCATCATGCGCAGGATTTTGTAAATCTCGGCAATCTGCTGGCCGATGTGGGGCACACCGCGCATTTGCTGGAGACACCACGGCTGGGATTGCAGGTCCTTCTGTTGCATGAAGGCGCTGTCCCGGGTCGTGCCGAATCCAACCAATGTCCGCGGCGGTTCACAGGGATTGCCGCACTCAGGGTCGCCGGCATCACCGGAGCCAGCACGAATACGCTGCCACGGGGTCAGGTAATCGGGTTGCTGCACGTGCACCTTGTCATAGAACAGCTCATCCTTGCCGTCCTCCCAGGTGCGCGTTTGGTGCCGGCCCATGAAGGGCTCGTTCACCATGATGCTTATATAGTCCTCCAGGAATTTTTCATCGTACACCGGAGTCTGATAAGCTAAATTTGTACGGACCTTATCACAATCGAACGCGATATGCTTCTTCTTTCACTTAGCCCATCACTGGGCGATTACGCGGTTCCGCCGCGCATTCGGTTAAGTTTGGGATTTCGAGCCGTGTGCCTGAGAGTTCAGGCGCCTCGTTCCAGCCTTCGCTGGGATTGGTCACTTGACCGTCACGGTGGCTGTCGGTTCCATCAGCCTTCGATTTAAGGAACCAATGCGCCCAGCCTTGTTTCTGGACACTTTCTTGCCGCAAGCGATACGGTTAAAATGAGAGCGGGGCAAATTAAGGCTTGTGCTGAGTCGGTCAGTGGGTGTAAAGAATGGCCAGTGAAGAACCGCACCGTAAAACTCCTTGGGGTAACGTACCGCATCAAAGACAAATGGTTTGCACTGGAAAAATTAGGGGGTGGCCGCTGGTGGTTTGCCCGAGAAATTCCTTACAGTCGTCGGCACAGAGAAATAAACGAGGCGAACTGCAAATGCAGAATCGTTGAATACATGGAGCTTGTCAGGATAGTTGCGACCAAGGAATTCAAGTGAACGGCCGCACAGCTAAACTTCTACGCTCCTACGCTCGGTCCACCGGGACCACCTTAAAGGACGCCAAACATCACTGGCTGACCACTCCCAGGAACGAACGTGGCGGCATCCGGGCAGAAATGGAGCGAAGCCTGTGGCGCAAGGAGCTTCAGGAGTTTCGCAAGAAGTGGAACCTGCAAGGCAAGGAAGCGGCTGGTGCCCTAAACGTGCCGTACGACACCTGGCGCAAGTGGGAAGCGATGATGGGCACGCCTCCACGCTGGGCGCAAATTGCCTTACGGACGATGATGCGTGATTTTAAGCCAGCACAGCCATGAGTATTCTGGAGCAAGCCAAACACATCCCGCATGGCGTGGCGGTCATCAGCAAGTGGCTGGGCAGCGGTGGCGAGGTGGTGGACCAGCAGACAGCACAGGCGCGGGCTGATATATGCCTGGGCAGGAATCCATCAGGCGTCCCGTGTGAGTGGAATACAGATGGTGTCATGCTTACTACAGGGGTGGCGCTGGCCATCAAGGAATATCTGAGCATAAAAAACAAACTAGGCCTGCAAGTGAATGGAGAACAGCAGTTGAAAACCTGTGCCATTTGCGGCTGCGCTCTAAAGCTGAAAATTCATGAACCACAGGATAGGGTTCGTGCTGAACTGACAGACGAAGAAAAACTTACTGCCCCAGATTTTTGCTGGCAAACCAAGTGACCTCGCCATGGGACATCATCATCGCTTTTGGCGTGGGCTGGGCCATGGGTGCAACAGTTATGTGGTTTACTTGTTGTCGGAAGTCCTAGATGACCTCGCCATGGCAATGTTACTGTGGCCATCTTCACCGGCTAAAGTTCCGTGGTGTGCGCTGCATCGTCTGCCGAACCGAATGCACGCTGGTCCATCCCAGCGACAATGAACAGGAACGCGAAATGGCTGACTGGCTGGCCTGCGACTATCAGCACATGGGCATCAAGAACGCAGTCCATCTCACGCTGCATACGTTAAGGCTGGTGAAGATTATGAAAGGCTTATGGAAAAATTGTTAGTAGTCCTTGGCGTATCTGCGAACGATGCAATCCAAGGCGAACGATTATTGGACCTAATTGCAATTCAAAACAACAAGCAGCCTCGAGGTCATCTGTTGATTGCTGCCGCTCCAGATTTGCATGCAGAAACAACAACCAAGCTTAAGATTGCCGCTGAAGTAGCCTTTGAGTCTGTAGAGCTGCTGGCCGTGCCGTGGCCGGCAGTGGCGCATACCAGCAAGACAGAGGCGGTGAATTATTTGTTCTACAGTGCGGCCACACACGCGGCCCGTTGTTACCAGTGGCCTTTCCTGTGGTTGGAAGGCGATGCGGTGCCACTAAAGGCGTCGTGGCTGGACGAACTAACGGAAGCATATTGGAACCAACCTAAACGCTACCTCGGCTCCATCCTGGCCAGTCCTGACGGCAAGACCCGCTCGCTCAGCCGTGTTGCCATCTACCCGCGCGGTGCCGGTGGTGAGTTGAAAGAGTTTGCAGCCGGAAAGGTTCCGTTTGAGATAGCCGCAGCGTCCATGATTGTCCCGCGCGCCGAGAAAACCAAGCTGCTCCAGCAACTGGCCTTCACGGCTGAGACTGACCGCAAGCTGATACGGGACAATGCGGTGCTCTTGCACCACGACAAGCAGGCCGTTCTTCTGAGTGCGCTGATTGATGAGGCGAGCAAGCCCAAGCTGGACCCAAACCCAGACGGACAATTCACCACTGGAGGAATTCGGATACCAACACCTGACCGGACTGAGCCGAAAGACAAACGCACCAGGGAATGGAAAGAATGGAACGCAGCACAAACCGCCAATGCCCAAACCTAGACCAGACTGGATGGACCTATGGGAGGAGTTCTGCCGCCAACACGACCACCACAAGGGCAGCGCCGAATACTGGCAGGCTTACTCCGAGATGCAGGATAAATACCGGGCCATCTCAAAGGCGAAATTTATAGCGTGGCTGGCCAAGCCTGAACATGAGAGGCTACGGCAGACATGACAAACAGAGTTTACCAGGCTGGCGCCGATGAAGAGCGATCTGCCATCATCGCCAAGCTGCGAAGAGAGATGATAAAAGCACGAGACAAAAGATATGTTTTAGACCCACAAATGATGCTCTCGTGGCTGTTAAGACGAGCCGAACGCAGCCAACAAGATAAAGACTAGCACTACATGACCAAACCTAACCCTCTAAACATTGGCGCCAACCGCGAACGCAGCGCAATCATCGCCAAGCTCAGACGCATGATGCGCAACTCGCCACCCAACACCTATGGCTCAAAACTCATTCCAGCAGATTACCTGCTCAGATGGTTGCTGGGCAGGAATGAAAGGTATGGGAGGAGGAAGGGCGGACTGGGGCGTTAATCGAAACAGGCAAACTCGCCATGGAAGAACAGAGCGAAAGCAGCATAGACAGCGGCGGCTTCAACCTCATCTTTGAACAGACCAAGATAGATGGTTTTATGATTAACTACGATTTGAGCCACCCATCTTAGGACCCGGCTATGTCTATAAATCCCCTTGTACTCGCTGGTCGTCCCGCGTCGCTTGCCAACATTTGTCCTGTTCTGACTAACAGTACACGGCCGAATATTGTCTCTGGTGTTGCAAAGACCATCTCGGTTTTTGTGGTCATATTCAGGAGATTCAGGAAGGCCAGCACGTTGAGCGACGAGACGGTGCATGTAAATTGTTTTCCTGTCTGGGGTTCTTCCTTTTGCGTACCACCGCACACTGCCTCGTGCTGAAATACATTTTGAAGCATGCCAACTAAATTGAATGAGATAGTCGTAATCTTCAACGGAGACGGTGGCGAACTTTTCTTGCGACAATGGGATGAGTCTTGTATCAGTAGTCATGTTGGTTTTGGCAAGGCTGGGTTTGTTTTGCAGACGCCCAGCTTTGCCTTCCTAATATGAGAACAAAATCTTCCACATTCGTCCACTGAATTTTATGTCTGATAAGAAATCTTCTTTGAACCCAGATTGGGGAACCCCCGCCAAGGTGGAGATGCTTGCGGACCAGTTGCAAAAAGATGAAAATGTTCGCGCTGCCGACCGTGCTCTTGTTGATGCTCTTGCAAACGGCTCCCCTCCGTGGTCGGCAGATGAGGCTCAGAAATTTCAGATTCAGCTAAATATCAATTGGCTTGAGCTAACAACCAAACTTCAAGGCGCAATAGGGCAAATAAATAACGCCTTCATCCCAAACGGAAATTACTTCTCGTGCTTTAGCGAATCAGGAAACGTCACCAAGAAAGATAAATGGGGTGCCACCTTCACCAAGGAGATAAACAAAATTCTGAAGAAAGGGAAGAGTGGAAAGCGAAATCATTTCACGCTCCGCTCCCGTAATGCTTCTGTCGCACTTCATGGAGTCGGTGCGCTTCTATGGACAAACAGCACCCGGCTGCTTCCAAAATTCGTACCATTGGAAGATTTGCTGATTCCAACCAATACGCTTTTGGATTTCAGCACCAACTTGACTGAGTTTTTCGTCAATTTGTACCTGACCCCAGGAGAGCTTTTTAGGATGGCCTGTACTGGTAAAAAAGACCCAGGCTGGAATCAAACCGCAGTTCACAAAGTTCTGTCCGACATGAAGGATGAAGCGAACACGCCGTACTTTTCGCAAAGCATTTCTCAATGGACCGAAAGGCCGGAGGCATTGCAAGAGCTATGGAAACAGAACCAAGGTTTTCTGGAATGTGCGGCTGTGCCAAAGGCAAGACTCCGCGCTTTTTACTACCAAAAGGTTGATGACCAGAAATGGTACAGGAAAATCATTCTGCGCGATAGCACTCCCAGCTTGGAAAAGGGACAAGAGTTTATCTACGATGGACCAACAGCCTTCAGCGACGACATAGACAACATCATTCAGTGTCAATTTGGCGACAACAGCCTTATCGCTCCATTGCAATTCCATTCCGTGCGTGGAATCGGGACGCTACTCTATGGACCTTGCTTCACGAGCAACCGACTTCGTTGCCAGTTCATTCAGCATACATTCGTTAACCTGCTCACCTTTTGGCGTATCACAGACCCGGTTGATAGGGACCGGCTCAAAGCAATTCTGCTTCTCCAACACGGCATTATTCCAGAAGGTGCGTCGGTGGTTCCAAACAACGAACGTCACCAAATTGACCCGCGATTGGTTGAGTTCAGCATGGCTCAGCTCCGCCAGAACATTGGAGAGAACAGCAGCAGCTATACACCCAGCGCAGACACAGGCACACGCAAAGAAAGAACCGCTTTTGAGGTTAAGGCTCAGCTTCAGTCGTCGTCTGCCATGGTCAGTAATGTTCTGTCCATGATGTATCAGCAAGAAATCTACCTATACGAAGAACTCGTCCGACGCGCCCTGCTCCCCAACACCGACGACCCGACAGCGAAGCGTTTCCAGGAAGCCTGTCTCAAGGCTGGGATACCCCAGAAGCTGATGGTGCCCGACAACTGGCGCATCGTGCCTGAGCGCGTGTTGGGTGCGGGCGATGGGATGCTCGCGCAGGCCCAAGCTGATGCGTTGATGTCCCAGCGTCAGACGTTCGAGCCCGAGTCGCAGCGCAAGATTCAGCGGCTATGGACGAGCACGTTGCTGGACGACCCAGAGCGGGCGCAAGAACTTGTTCCTGAGGCGCCAGACCAATCCACCAGCGGTACGCGAGCAGCAGAAGACCTCTACGGAACTTTAATGAGAGGCATTGCAGTCCCGATGAGAAAGGGAATCGATTACGTGGGCTATTGTGCGGCCCTGCTGCAGATGATGGAGGTTGAAATATCTAGCACGATGCAGCAGGGCGAGGATGCGATGGGCACACCTGAGCAGCTCAAGGGCTTCGTTACCGTGGCTCAGTCCATCGAGCAGAACATCCAGTTCCTGTCACAGAACGAGGAGAACAAGCCTATCGTGAAGCAGCTCCAGGATAAACTGACTGCGCTTCTCAATGAGGTTAAGGGCATCGCTCAACGTCAGGCTCAAGCGGCAGGTGCCCAGCAACAACAGCCCGACCCAGAAGCGATGGCTAAAGCCCAGACCATGACGATGCTCGCACAGGTCAAGGCTACCATCTCACAAGCGACAGCCGCCCAGAAGATGCAGTTGAAGCAACAGCAGTTTGACCAGAAGCAGCGCCAACAGGCGGCCAAGCACGAACAGGACTTGACCAGCAAAGGCGCCCAGCTTGGAGCATCGTTGGCCACTCAACGCGCACAGACCGAACAGGAGCTGGCGGCCAACCGTGCGCTCACGACATCTGAACTGATGGCTAAGGGGGCTCGTACCGGAGCCGACGTAGCCGCTGTGAAGATTAAGGCCAAAGCGAAGCCGGCCAATGGAGGTGGTGAGTGATTTTCCCCATAACTGGAACGCGCTGTTCTTTCGAGCAGGAGAACGGAAGTTTTCTTGGTGGCTACTCCTTTCTTGGTCCGGTCAATTATAAGGCGGATTCGCTGATGATGATTGAGGAGGACAGGAATACTCCATTTCACAGCATTCTTGAGATTGCCTTGGACCGGATTCTTTTTCACTACGACAAATGATTACCCCTAAAGCCCTATATCAGCGCACGTCCAAGGAAGAAGCGGCGAAATTAGCCACGCTGGTAACAGAGGCTTGGTTCCAACGTGCCCTGACCTACGCCCGTGCCCAGCTATCATCCGATGGCATCTCAGCCGAGCAACTGTCGGGCGCAAATCACTTCATCGAAGTTTTCACATCACTTGCTGATGAGCCGAAGCCTGCCCCAGAGTTACCAGACAAGTCGCAACTCCGTTCCTACAATAAGTAATTATGCCCGACACAGCCCCATCCCCAGACGCACCGGCAGCAGCAGCGCCGACAGGAATTGACAGCTTCATGTCAGACTTCAACGCTGCCGTCCCTGAAACCACAGAGGCAGCGCCGGCGGCGCCAGCCAAGGCGCCAGAGAAGCCTGCTGCACCACCAGCAGCTAAAGTTCCAGAGAAGCCCGCTGCAAAGCCGCCAGTGGCTCCTGCGGCCAAAGCTGACGTGAAGCCAGAGAAGCCAGCGCCACAGGACAACGTGGCCAAGTTGCGCGAGCGAAAAGATTTCCTTGAAGCAGCTGAGAAAAAGTCGCGCGGTGAAATTCAGAAGCTCCAAGAAGAGAACCGAGCCTTGCAGGAACGGCGCTATGTTACGCCTGAAATTGAGAAGGAGATAGCCGACAATAAGGCTGAAATCCAGCGGCTCAAAACCCAGGTGTCCGAGGTTAGCTATGAACACTCAGACGAGTTCAAGCGCGACTACGTTGATTCGTGGCAGCGTACGCTCCAGAACACGTTAGCTATGGTTGACCAGCTATCCACACCAGCCTACACAGACGAGGCCAGCGGGGCAGAGGTGCCCAGCCGCAAGACCACCTCATCCGATTTCCAGCGTGTGCTCAATGCTCCCGTGGCTGACCAGGCTGAAGTAGCCCAGAAACTGTTCGGGACAAATGCGCTCCGGGTCATAGCCCAGATTGACCGGCTGAACGAGATTAAGCAGCGCGCGGCTGATGCCATCAAGAGCCATCACGGGGAAATGGAGGGCAAGCGCAAGCAGTTCGAGGACTGGCAGAAAACAGAGTCGCAAAAGTACGTTGGGCTGCGGGACGGGGCGCGCAAGGAACTGGCTGAGAAATACCCACAGTTCTTCGCACCAGATGAGGCTGACCCGGAGGCCAGTGATGCTTTGCAGAAGGGTTATGAGTTCGTGGACAGAGCGGCTGAGAAGGCGCATGAGCTGTCGGTGGATGAAAGGGCTGCGTACAGCGAAGTCATCAGGGCACGGGCTGCTTGGTTCCCGCGCGGGCACCGTGAATTGACAAAGGCCAAGGAGAAGATTGCCAGCCTTGAGGAAGAACTCTCCAAGTACCGCTCAAGCGACCCCGGCCAGGAAAAGGAAAAGGGGCGGGCTGTTCCGGCCAAAGAAAACGAAATGGGCCCCGGCCTGGAAGGAATGACGGCGATGTTTGACCGATGACCTGCTTCGTGGCTGTAGGTTGCAAGCTTGGTGATTGCGTTAACGCTCTCCCGCTTGTTCACCACTGGGCTATCACGAATGGAGAGAAGCCGACGCTTATGGTGGCCAAACAATACGCCAGCATTCTTGACCGGGTTTCGTACGTGGAACCGCTCATGTTCGATGGTAACTGGATTGACCTGAAGCCTGCACTGTCACTGGCCAAGCAGAGGTTCAACCATGTTGTTTGCCTTGGCGTGTTCGGCAAGGATTTTCCCGTGCAGCACAGAACGTCATCCTTCATGCTCGAACCTTACGAGAGAATGAACTGGCTGCCGCTGTACGACACGCTGCCTCTCGTTATCAATTACGCTGAACGCAAGCCATTCCAGAAGCCCACCATCCTGTACGCAGATCACTCGCAAAGCAGCCCCTTCCTCTACAAACAAAGATTGCTGGAATTATTGAAAGTAAATTTTCCAAAATATCAGATTCTTCTCCTGTCAGACGTTTTGCTGCCGCACTTTGCTGATTTCGTGTCGTGGTATAACCAGGCAACCGCGCTGGTCACAGTGGAGACAGCGCACTTGCACCTATCGGCGGCTACGCGCACACCCACGTTCGCCTTGGCGACAGACAAGCCTGGAAAGTGGAATGGTAGCGCCTGGTCCAAGCGGTTCAAATTCTACTGCCGTTACTCCGAGTTTGAACAGCGACAGGATGAGCTAATTCAAGCCATGAAAGACACGCTGGCTGGCGTTAATAAACCGGAGGTTCTGTGTCTCAACTGATTCGCCTAGGCTCAACCCCCGACGGCCGCCCAGTCTATGGCGGCGCCTTCCAGTTGGCAGACACGCTGGGCTTTCCGCTCGCGTCCTCACTTGAGCAGGCAGCATTCACAGGCTGCATCATCTCCATGCCGCATTACTTCGCATCGGCCATGGAGCACGGCTGGGATGATGAGCAGACGTTTTCCAGAATCAAAGAGGCGCTGGTTGACTTCGGAAATCCAGGCGTAATGGACCAGATTAAACAGGGCTGCGTGGCTATGTTTATGAAGGTGGCCGCAACCATGCCTGACCAGCCTGCGACTGAAATAGGAAAGCGAATGCGCGAACTGCTTGAAAACAATAATACCCAGCGGGGGCTACAATTGCTCGATAATCCGACACCAAGGCCGAACCCTGCTATCGTACCGCCACCATGACAGGCTTTCGGATTGGCGGACAAACCTGCACATGGCCGAACTGGACGCGAGCCTGAAACCCATCTCAACGAAGCCAATCAATGTCCCGACCGAACTCAAAGACAATAGTCAAGAAGACGCCCGCTGTTTCCTGCACCAAAACGCGCTCTGGATTTCATGGACCGTTAGTCAGTACCCGACCCAGGAACATAAAAGTATCGTCGCATACGGCAAGCTCATTGAAGGCAAGGATTCATGGACTATCTCAGGCCACCACATCCCGGATTATGGCCGGAATACATTCGAGGCTACCGAGAAAAATTGGGTGTTCCTATCGTGCGAGAATAAACTGTTCGCGCTCTACCTGACGTATGAAGAACAGGTCTGGATTGAGCTGGAAGGCGCCAGAGTCGAGGAAGTACACAAATCCAAAGCCCTGCGCTGGCCGTACGCAGAGATACACGGAGGAGCTATTTGCGATGGGCAGAACGGCAACTTGCTCCATTTCTTCAACAGCCATACTGCCCACCGAGACCGCTCTCTTGACCGATACCTTATCGGCGTGGCTGAGCTGGCTGGACAGCCGCCTTTTGAGGTCTTACGAATATCAACTCGTCCGGTACTTGCTGGCGAAGAAGGCGTTAATCTGGATAAGAGCCAGCATTTTAAGTGCAGCGTTGTCTTTTGCTGCGGGGCAATGAAGGTCAACGACAACGAATGGCTGGCCAGTGTGGGTATCAATGATTCCAAGTGTGCGTTGGTTAAACTTAATCCTAGCCACCTGTTTCTGTGAGCAGCCTTTTCAAACAGCTTGAGGCCATCATTCCACCACTCCCTGGCTGGGCGACTGTGGAGAAGGCCCAAACACTGGCTATGCTGGTTGTGGCTCTGCGGCCGGAGATAAGCTGCGAGGTGGGTCTATTCGGTGGACGAAGCTTCTTTGGACTTGCACTGGCTCACAAGACGATTGGCCATGGTATGGCTTATGGAATTGACCCATGGGATATCAGAGCCGCAACGGAGGGTTACACGGGGGGCAATAAGGAGTATTGGAGCGACATGAAGATGGACGCCATCCAATCAGATTTCATGGCAACTCTTAAAAGACTTGAGCTGGAGAGCGTGACTAAAATTCTCAAACAGAAATCAGATGATGTCACACCACCCAAAAACCTTGGCTTGGTGCACCTGGATGGCCAACACACAGAACAAGCCATCCGGGACGTGAACCGATTTGCGCCAAACGTGAAACGTGGGGGGCTGGTTGTGATGGACGATTTATCCTGGGCAAACGATGGCGACAAGCCGGTGCTTCGGGCTGTGGATGAACTGAAGAAGCTCGGCTTCGTTGACCTCTACGCCGTGGATGATTGGGCTGTGTTCAAACGGCTATAATCGGGTCCCTAGCCCGTTCAGCCTCCAACAAATCCTCACTCTCGCGCGCATGATTCATGGTGAGCCTTGTAAGCGTGGTGACATGCCAGCCGTGCTCCTTCCAAGTCTTGTGCCACCAGGCGTCCACTGGGTTATGCACTGGTCCCAACTTGGTCCAGATTTCCTTTGGAATGAATGGAATGTACCAGCCACAGCCTGGATTCTTGTAGGCTGACCCTCCCAGCGTGTAACCGCGTGGCCAAGCGATACCCGTTTTAACAGTGGCCAGTTCATCATCCCAGCCTGAGCCCTCCACAGTAACGTCATCATTGATTGGGCAGAGCCATTTGGAGTCAGCCATAGCAGCCATCTCATTGCAGAACGTGGCCACTGAGCTGTAGCCGCCATAGCGCGGGCCAATCATAATCCGAACCTGTTTGGCCCGGGTTACAATCTGGCAGAGCGCCCCAATCGTTTCGTGGTCGTCCTCGTCCAGACGCAGGCAGATGTCCACGTTCTCAAGCTTGCTGGTGCTACGGATGGACTCGATGGTATGGAGCAGCCTTGGGACACGTTTGCGCGTGGGGATGAGGATGGTGCACAGCTTCATTCGGCCTTGGTGAAATCAATGAAGTAACATTCGCCGGGGAGCAACAGCCCAAATGCTTCCTCGCGGTCTATGGTTATTTTGCAAGTGCCCTTTGGACTACCGGATGAGCATGGATTTTCGCTAGGGTGGTCTGAGTACACAGCCTGCAATTTCACCTTCTCCTTGTACTGGGATTTCTTCACCTGAACGACTTCCATTTTGACGCGCACTTTCATCACATCTCAGAGATAAGCATATTGTCAAACCAGTCTCGGTGCTCTCCTCCTCTTACTGGCGGGAAGTCGGCTCCTGCCAGAATAGACTCCCTCAATTCCCGAATCCTATATGGGTTGTCAGTTTCCCTGCGGCCGTAGAACCTTCTGATTGCCTCATGCCCTTTGTCTTTTGGGTCATTGGGCTTCTTTTCCTTAGATTCCCGGCGCATGGCTGGCTCACAGAGCCCCGGTGTGCGGTCCTCGATGATTTGGAATTTCGGGTCAAAGAAAATCCTGAATGCGTTGGCTTCCAACATAGAGCCGAACTGCGTATCTTCCGACGACAGTCCGTCAAGAGCTTCAGAAAACCCGTTAACTGCCAGTGCCGTTTCCAGCGGCAGCGCGAAGCAGCAGCCAAAGAACCACTGGCCGTAGCACTGCATCAGTTCTCCATTGCAGGAGGAGCGGCGATGGTCGGCGCCAGTCAAGGCGCCCGGATTTATTATTTGGCCATTCTCAACCTGCATCCCTGTGTGCTTCTCATAGGTGCCGCAGACGATGTAGCCGCCCTGCATGGCCCGGTCAATGGCGTCCAGCCATCCAGGCATGAGCACGCAGCGGTCATCCACACAGGCCAGCCAGTCATGGCTCGCACGACAGATGCAAGTATTTGTCGAATTCGATTTTGCCCACCAATCTTGTTTAGTGATGCGCTGTTCACCTTGCCAAATGCAGGGTTTAGGTGCGCAATGGATAATCTTGAATGGATACTTGGTCGTATCAATTGCCGTGGGTCGCCTTGAGTAAAACAAATCGCAGATGATGACTTCAATCTGGTCCTCTGGCTTGACCTGCAATTTCAGGCTGTCCAGAAACCAGTCGAACTCAGGATTATCACGCGCAGTGATGTAGGCTATCGAAAGACTCTTGTTCATTTCCGTTCGGCAAACAACAGACCACCGCCAAGGCTACTATCCCACGGCGGCCTAGGCTTGGGGCCACCGCCTTCAAGTTCCACGTGGAATCCTAGCTCGTCCAACATTGCAGCGTAAAGATGACCGTCGTGATTATGCCACTCAAGGGTGACGATGCTGACCGGCTTTAGCCAGTCCAAATCCTCAAATATCTCCCGCTCGGCACCTTCGCAGTCCAGCTTAACACAGACTGGATGCTGGTAGCCGAACAACGACTGCGCGCGTTCTATCTGAGATGACAGGGTAAGGCACTGGACAGCCTCAGAGCGTTCGCAACCATCGTGGGGATACAGCGAGCAACCCGCAGGATGCTTGTGCTGGATGTACAGTTGCCCAGCACGGTCGGCCTTAGCAATGGCGCATTGGGTGACAACGATTGCTCCGGGATAGTTCTGGTTGGTGGAGCCGCCAAAGTACTTCAAGCCTGGGTTAATAATGCAGTTGGCAGAACAGACAGCAAAACTTTCCGAGTTGGGTTCTATGGCTAGCACCAAGCACTTTTTCTCCACGGCACAGATTAGACCAAACTCACCATAGAAGGCACCAACATCAATTACGATGGACCCATCTGGGATAGAGGCTAGGCGGTAAACATCGTCGACAAAGATTTCGCTAATCACGGTGTCCGCAAATGGCACGTTAAGAAACCTGGTCTTGCCGACCGTGATGATGGGGCTGCCAGTCACGCGCGCTTGGACCGCCAGTAGTTGGTCAGCATTTGCCGGCCTCGCTCTGAACGAATGTGTCCGCACGACCTGGTGCTTCTAAAGTTTTTAGCACTTACTATCGTTATTTCCCCGCAACTACACCGGCAGCGCCACCTCGAACGGTTGTTAACAACATCGTAGAAGCCAATGACGTTAAGCTGTCCGAACACTCGCCCTGTCAGGTCAACGAATTTCACGCCTCGCTTGGTTGGGAATGGTGCTCTGGCAAGGACGGCTATGGATTCAGTCATTGGTCAGCGCGGATTTTCTTTTTGGCATTTGGTGCATTTGTACCCTGTGATGCGCCGGCCGCTGCAAGTGGCGCACACAATCTCAGTCAGTTCGGTCCCGCCACAGAACCTGCAAGTCCTCCCCACAGCCATAACCGGCGCAGCGTCCACGGGTCCGTTGACTCGTGGCAAACCATTTCCGCAGAGCAAGGGGTTGTTCTTCAGCCGGGCACAGTTCTGAATGCTCAGTTCATCGGCTACATGAATTTCGTCCACAAACTTCTGGTCTGTGAACAATCTTGAATTCGCTCGCCTGTCTCTGATTATCTCCAGCACCCGGCTGGGGAACAGGGTGTGCATATCCGAATATTGCTTCCCAGTGATAGGGTCGGAAAACTTGAAACCGCCTGGTATTAACGTGCCGTTCGTCCGAATCAATTTGAACGGATGGCTCATTGCTTGGATTTGTTCGCGTCGTAAGTCTGCAAGCCCATGCCGAAGATGGACAGGATAGACAGGGCGGCGCCACGGTCCAGCCCTTGGTCAAGAAGCGCCTTGTAAATGTCGGATGCAGCCAGCGGTGTGAGCATGTTTCCAAGCTCGGACTTAACAGTGACTGGCTGTCCGACCAAATCCTTTTGAGCCAGGATGTTTACGCCGGTTCCAAACGCAGGACTGAGCTTCGTGCGGCCAAAGCGCATGAGTGTGTCGGGAATGGTTTCTCCAGCGTATGGGACTTTCGGTCCTCGCAGGGGGACAACCTTTCCTCTCAGAGTCTTTTTCTCTCCACTGGTCAGTTTGGACAATAGGACGGTGTTTTGGAGCAATCCGGCCATGGGGTCAACCCTTGTATTGCCGTACTTCAGTTTCCCAAAGTCGGTTGAGCGTGGGTCGTTCTCAACTTGAGCCCCATCCATCATGGCCAAACCATAGACCACGGCGGCACCGGCAAGGAAGCGGGCGTATTCCTTGGCAACCTGAGCCCGGGCGGCGCCAGTGCCCTCGTAGGCGCCTTTGCGTGTCCATAGGGGCTGTCCAGCCAGCAATTGAAATCGGCTGGCAACGTAACGCGGTGCAAAGAAAACGGTGTTCAGGCCGACCAGGGCGTTGTCTTTCATCCCAAAGTTACCACGGCCAGTTGCCACGTTGATGAAGTTGGAAATTACCTTGGCCTCATTGGGTGTTAACTCCCGGCTCCGGGCCAGAGAGTTAGCCATGGCATCGAATGAATCTGCCCGAAGCTTGTTAAGGAAGGTGACGTAGGCCCGCTGAGAGCCAGCCACCAATGGAATCTTCTCGGCCCATCTCGCCATGTACGCTTCCTCCATCTGAGACAGTTTCTGGCCATGCTCGGACAGGTAAAGCCCTGACTGGTTGTAGAGCGGATAATTCTTTCGAGCCATTATCTGCTCGTTGACGGCATGTTGGCCGGCCTCAGACCGGAAAGCCTTGAACATGGCTGGAAATGACTTGGCTGCTCTGATGGGATGAGCAAAAGCTATGAAGCCGCCCTGTCGTAGCACGGCGGAAAGGTCTGCGCTGGTCTTGATTGCGCGGGCTGTGTTCAGCAACTCGGCTCCATAACCGAAAATCTTTGCTGGCACACTTCGATTGGCCAGCCTGTCCTTCATCATGGCTTCATGCCAGGCAGCCTTGGCCTTGGACATCTCGAAATGCAGACGGTTTGCCTCGGGGTCCATCTGGACTGTGCGCTTGGGTTTGCGGGCGAACTCTTTTCTGGCAAGCATCCCCTCCAACTCAACACGGCGGTTCTTCATCCGAGTCTTCAGCGTGTCCAGTGATGACTTCAGTTGCGTGTTTGGGTCAGAAATTGGTACTTGAAACTCGTTCTTGGCATCATTGACCAGCTTAATCAGACGGCTTTCTTCTGGGCTTGGTATTCTTCGCTCCAATCCGGTCTTGAGCGGTGGACGGCCAGCTTGCATGTCCTCCAACTTGGCCACTTGCTGCATCTGACCTTTAAGGTCACGCAACTTCACACTGATTTCGTCCTTGGTTAGTTGCCTGAAATCGCCATAGCCACTAATGGCGTCCATCGTTTGGCGGCGAGTAATACCTGGAATGATTTCCTGTAGCACTTCATGCACAGCGTCAATTAGAGCGTCCCGGCCTCGGACTCCACTTTCAATGAAGGCTCTCGCAAGCTTTTGAACCAAGGATGTAATGCTGGCCTGCTCGCCTTCGGCAACACGAGTGCGAATCTTTTCGGTCACATCAGCCTTAACGTCACCCGTAGGCTTCTGTTTACCCGGCTTGGATTTCTTGGCCTCTGCTTCGACTTGGCCCAATGCTTCCTTGATAGCTCGTTCAGAGTCTCGTGCTTCAGTAGCAGCAACGTAATCGTCAAAGGCTTTCTGGGTGTCCTCAATCTTCTTATTGAGCCGCACAACCTCTGCGCGTTCATCCGGCGTCAGGGGACGGCCACCCTTGGCCATTCGCTTATCCAGTTCCATCTTGGCCAGCGAGAAATCTTCCAAAGCCATCATCTTACGGGCAGCCAATCCACGGCCAGTCTCGGTGCCGACCTTCTTTCCGACTTCATACACCCGCAGCAACTGGTCGCTCAATGCCTGTACTCGAGCCTGTTCGGCGGCTACTGCGTCTGTGCGGCCGTCCTCAAACGCCTGGGCCAAGTCGCGCGTGGCTTTGCCGTACTCGTTTTGAAGGTCAATCTGGCGATGGAGCAGCGCAGCATCCTCGCCATCTGTCAGGGCACGAGATTTCTTTTCCAGTTCGGTCAGTAGCCGGTCTTGGTAGCCCGGGTCATGGTCAATCTTGGCCATGGTCTGGTCCCACACCTGTTGGAACGTGCGCCTAGCAGGCTGCATGGCTGCTGGAAGCCCGCGTGCTGCTCGCTCCTTGTCCACGATGGCATTCTTAATCGAAGTAGCCGTGCCGGGCTGCTGCTCGAACTCAGACGGGACCGCACCGCCCATCCCGATTGGCGACTCCCCCTCCACCGGCTTGACGGCTGGCGACGGGGCTGCGGCGGGGGTGGGTTGGCCCACGTCACCCTCTCGCACCTTTGGGAATACTGTACGCCTTAGCTCACCAGCACGAGTTGCGGCTGACGACCATTCCTTGGACCTACGCTCTTTTGTAGCTTCAAGTTCTTTGCGTTTTGATTCAGCCTCTTCAAGCTGCTTTTCCAAATCAGCCCATTCTGCGTTCTTGGATTTGTACAGCGAGTTAGCCTCATCCATTGTGGCCACACCATACTGCTCCAAAAACTTCTTCTTGGTCAGGTGCTGCTTGCCTTTGACTTCCGGTTTAGTTCTTCGTGCATCAGCGGCCATCTGGCCAACTTCAGACTGAATCTTGCGAATTTTTGCCTTGAGAGGATTAACAACATCTTCAACGTGGGTTGCCCAAGCCACCACTGCTTTTTCAGCTTCAACCGCAGCTTTACTTGTATGTTCTTCGGCTGATTTCAGCTCTGCTTTAACCTGCTCCTGCACCTTCCCCGCAGCCTGCGCCGGCGTGGCGGGGGGTGGGGTGGGCTGCGCTGTCTTGTCAAATGCACCTTTAGCCCACGACTCAACAGTGGCCTTGGTGCCGCCTTGCGTGTTGGGCAATTTAATCCCTGTCCGTTTGGCGAACTCGCCACGCAGTCCCTTGTTAGCAATGTCCAGCAGTTGCACCATTGCCGGACCATCCTTGGCTTCCCATGCCGCATTAAACCTTTCCTGGGACTTTGGGTGCAGCGTTTCAAATGCAGGTGGACCAGCAAACGGAGCGCGCTTCTGCCGCACCTGTCCGGCCATGTTCAGAGGCTGTCGTTTTACGGGCTCAACAGGCGCTGGCTCAACAGGGGGAGCGTTGCCGGCAGGCACAGTGATGAATTGCCCGGCTGGAGGCTTCGGCTGCTGCAACTCCTCGCCCGTGACCGCCACTTCGCCGGGTTCGCCGGTGTAGTCTGCGGGTGGCGGCTTGGCTGGTGGTGTTTGCTCAATGATGGCCTCGCCCGGCTCCAGCCCGCCCGTGGACCACGCACCGTCCTTGGCCCTGCTGATGGCTGGCACCTGTTCGCCATTGATGTCCCACGCCTTGTCACTATAGGCGGCTGTGTATTCCGTGCCGTCCGCGCGCCGGATTGTTACCAACCTATCGCCCGGGATGAGCGGCGGCAGTTCTGGTGCTACTTCCGGCGCTGGCGGCGGCGCTTCTTCGATGGGGACGACATCCCCTCCGACATCAGCCGGTGGACGTGGCTCGGGAGTTTCCCCTTGTTGTCGAATCCGTGTTTCTTCGTCCAGGCGTGCCCGAACTTCAGGTTCAAGTACGCTCTCTGAGCTTGGCTGCGGGCCGGCATAAATATCCTCCGGGGTTAATGGTGGCTGTTCTGGTGAAATTCCTGTTCCGCGCGGAACATTTTGTTCTGCAAAATCCAGCGCGCTCTTGCCAGCGTGTTTGGCTGTGAGTGCAGCAAAGGCGCCAGTACCTATCAAGTCCGTAACGGCAATGGCCTTCTGTGCACCGGTCATATTGGACCAATTGCTGTAGGTGTCTTTGATTTGCTTGCCCAATGTCTTGAGCAGGTCGGCTGTGAACAATCCAGATACCAAGCCGGGAGCAACTGTGGCACCGCCTGCCGCCGCAATGCCGGGGGTGGTTGTGAAGAACTGAGGCACCCCAACAGCCAGATTGACCACTTCTTTACCAGCAGCAACAAATGGATTCTCGTCCTTGGCAATCTCGGGGAACGGTGTCGGTATCGGGCTGGGATGGGTTAGAACATCACCAGCAACCCCGCCAAGCTCACCAAGGGCTGATTGAGCGGCTACGTTAGCCTCTGGAAGCTGAAGCCGTGGTCCGCCACGGGTGGTTGCCTGAAAGTCTGGAAGCTGTCGGACTGATTCGCCTAAAATGTCTGCTGGCTCAAACTGGAAATCGGCTGGGCCTGTTGACTCAAACGAAGTCTCAGTCGGACCAATGGAAGTTTTCGGGGTTCGATATTCCCGGCTCAGGATGGCTTGGATTTCATCATCCTGCATCTCGGATGGAAATTCCAATTCTTCATCACCTACTTGGATAATCTGGCTGGGCATCGCTCACTCAAATCGTCCCGTGGTTGGGTTCCAGCGGCGCCGTCTTGGTGCCGCAACCGGAGGCGGCGCAGCGGCACCGGAGAACGCGAATGGCGTACGAGTTCCGGGCCGCCCGAACATATCCAGCGCACTCACGTCTTGAGCGGTCTGCGGGAACTGCATATTCCCTGGTGAGCCTGACGGGATGGAGTTTGGGTCAACCATAAAACTCTGGCTCCCCGGCTGAGCGGCCGCTACTGGTTCAGCCGCCATAGCCAGCAACTGTTCGCGCAAGCCTCGAATCGTTCTGGCGTGAGCTGCTTTCTGGTCATCCTCGGTCGCCTTGGCGTAAGCTGCATACTCAGCCTTCAATTGCGCCTGAATATCGCCCAGCCTGGCCTTATCAAGCGCGGACAATCCAGGCTTTGGTTTCTCGGAAAAGACAGTCTTGAGCGCACCCGTGAGCGGGTCACGCTGGAGCACTGTGCTCCCAGATTTGATATAGGACTCTCTTGGGGTGATTGCCCGCCCTTCAGTAATGGACCTTGCCCCAAGCGCCAGCCCGACATTGAACGGAGACAACTGGTCATTCAGCGCCCGCTCCAGTGTAAGGTTGGCCAGTTCATCATCCGGGATTCCACTGCGCGGATTAGCCTCGCGCGCATCCAGTTCAGCCAAGGCTTGGTTGTAGTCCGAACTTGGAAGTTGAAACGGGCCGCGCAGGGTTGCCCATTCGCCCGGAGTAATTCCAGGGTTAATCTCGCCAGGCGTATTATAGCTGCTCTCAGCCTCAGACGTTGGAAATGGCAGGTAAGGCATGGCTCAATACAGATGACGTGGATTGTACGCCGCTGTTATTCGCGGCCTGTCCAGCTTGGCATTGCTCAGTAGCGACCGGAGAATGTCTGCCTCCTCTGGCCTGGACTGCCACACATTCTGGAAATTCTGCTGCGCCAGTTGCTGCCCATAGCGGTTCTGTTCCTGTTGCTGTTCAAACGCTTTCCGCTCCTGTGCCGCCTGAAACTGGTCCTGCCATTGCTGGGCAGCCCGCATAGCCTCACGTTCGCTCAGCCCCAGCGAGTCCTGAAACTCCTTCGCCCGCTGCGCCAGTTGCTCACGGCCAAGGTCAAGCTGGCCCTTCTCCAGACCGTACCTGTCGCGCAGGCTCAGCAGGCCGATGATGTCGTTAAGATACGCCATAAATAATTCCTATGGTTTATAAGGGATGAGCTTCCCAAGTTGGCTATACGGGTCAATCATCTGACCTTCGTGCACATCCTGCGGACCACCCATGCCATTCAGAATATCCCAGAAGCTGGGCACGCCTTTAGGAGTAATGCCCCAGTAGCTGTTCTCCTGGAAATCCTGGCCGCGGGTAGCCAAAGCGTTCTGCATAGCCGCCTCTGACGCGCGCTGGGCACGGTCAGCCTGGCTCTCTTGTTGGCCAATCTGCTGTCCTGGAGTCGGCGCAACCGTGCCGGAATAGCCACCAATCAACGATAGCAAATCCTGTAGCCCGGTCTGTTTGCGCTGCTCCGATTTCTGGCCATACAAATCATATCCACGGTTGCGCAGGAAATCGCTGGTTGGGTCAAGGCCACTACCGGCGCCAAAGTACGCGTTCTCCTGTCGCGCCTGGTCCGCGCTGGGCAGGCCACCGAGGAGGTTGCTGATGATGTCGGTTGCGCTTTTAGTTAACCCGGACAATCCCGGAATAGCCGCGTTTATCGCGTAGCTACCCACGCCTAGATTGGACGTGGGTTGGGTAATTTCGCCGCGAAAGCCTGGCATAGTCAGATTGGGTTGTAGATGGGGCAGTCTGCGCTGATGGAGTTCACGCGGATTGTTGTTTGCATCCCAGGTTCTCGCTGCCTTATCTCCATATTCATCTCTTTAAGTGCGAGTGCGAATTTAATCTCGGCAGCG